CCCAGATCGTAGTCAGCGAGAACAATCCGCAAGGTGTCCTTTCCGATGTGCAAGGATACCCGAAATCATTCGACTCTCGTTCCTACAAGGCAACCGAAGAAAACCCCAACGGGGAGCAGGAGATTGCCCTTCTCGCTGCACAGGCAGAATTCAAAGCAGAAGCACTCACGCTGACGATGGCAGATGCTCAGAACCGTGTCGGTTGGGTGGTGTCTATCATCCGCACTTCTGACGGCAAGCAGATCGACAGCAAATCGTGGGGTGGATACCCGGACATGACTCCACTGACACCGGAACCGGAACCGGAACAGAATGAGGTGGTATAATGATTCACTGGGGATGGGTGATCTTTATAGGATTTATCTGCTTTGTCGCAGGGATGTTCGTCTCAGCGCTGGTCAATGTTTCCAGGGAAGATGCATGTGATGAAGTCGATGAATCGGAAGACGAATAATTAAATCCATGCTGACCGCACCGAAATGCTCGGTGCGGTCTTTTTTTTGCTTTTAAATCCACTTAAATTCCACTTAAATTACACTTTGTTTCACTTTAAGAAACAGTTTCCTTATGAGAAACTACAGACAGGAGGTGGACGAGATATGGATCTTGGCTATCCGAAAGAATGTAAAAACGCGATTCACAGACTTACGTCTGAAACAGGGATGAACGCCGGAGATGCATATGCAATGCTGCTGATGACTGCTGCGCTGATGGATCTGCGGCCGGAAGACGATAGGACCGTAGACATGGTCCTGGAGGACTGCGGAATATTTCCGCATCAAAGCGCGTAAATGTGGATTTATGCAAACCCGAATCCATGCAGACAGGAGGAACCGGACTGCGTTGTACGGGCAATATCCATTGCGACAGATCGTCCATGGCGTGACGTGCATATAGATCTGTGTGCATTGAGCAGAAAACATTGCACTATGCCAAGTGTGAACTGGCTGTGGGAACTGTATCTCAAACTGCACGGATTTGAGAAATTTCTGCTGCCGGAATCCTGCCCGGAATGTATCGACGTCCGGTCCTTCTGCAGGAGATACAGAAAAGGAACCTACGTTATCGGAACAGGATCCCATGCGGTCTGTATCCGGGACGGAAATTACCTGGACGCATGGGACAGCGGAGATGAAGTGCCGACATATTTTTTTAGAAGGGTGGAATAACAAATGCCAAACTACCTGCCGACAACCTACCAGCCAAATTTCTACAGCGGAATCGGACAGCAGATGTATCCGCAGCTGCAGACCCCGCAGGTACAGCCGGCCGCACAACCACAGCAGACGGGCGGACTGATCTGGGTGGACGGGGAAGTTGGTGCGAAAGCGTACCAAATGCCGGCCGGACTTCCGGCGAACCAGCCGATTGCCCTGTGGGACACGAATGACACGGTCATCTATCTCAAGTCCGTAAACCCAATGGGTATGCCGAATCCCCTACAGAAGGCCCATTACACGCTGGAAGAACACCGCGGTACCGGACCGGCAACAAGCGGAGCATCTGAAGCGGAAAAGCCGGACATGGCACAGTACGTCCGGAAGGATGACATGGAACGGATGAAACAGGAACTGATGGATGCGATCAATTCGGTGAATGCCAGCGGATCCTCCCGGAGGACCGCTGCGAAGGAGGCGTAAAAATGAATCCTCTTTTCAAGGCGTTGACGGGCGGTTTTACAGGCCAACAGGCCGGCATGGCCCAACAGACACAGACGATCCCAGGCGGCCCGTTTGGTGCCGTACAGAATGTCCTGCAACGTGCCAGACAGCTTGCCAGCGGATTACAAAATCCGCAGCAGATGATCCAGCAGTTTATGCCGGATGTACCTGCGGAGATCCGGAACGATCCGGAACAGATCATTCAGTGGATGCAACAGACCGGGCGGGTAAATCCGCAGATGATTCAGATGGCAAGGCAAATGGCCGGCAAATAAACTTGGAAAAAACCGATCATTTTTTCCGAGAAAATGCAAAATCCTGCATTATAAATGGAAAATTTGCAGAGTTTTCTGCAAAAACGGACATTATATTGCTCAATTTGATTCTTTTCGTCGAGATGCGCATAGACGAATGGAAAATAAACGAAAGGAATCAAAGACAATGACTGACACAAATGGCAACCTCATTATGCCCGTAACCCCTATGGGCGGGTACAACAATGGCGGCGGATTCGGATTCGGTGCTGACGGTGGTGCATGGTGGATCATTCTTCTGCTGCTGTGTCTCGGCGGTGGCTGGGGCAATGGCTTCGGCGGATTCGGCGGCGGCAATGCCATCCCGTGGATGAACACCAACAACGATGTGCAGCGCGGTTTCGACCAGTCTGCTCTGATGACCGGCATTACCGGCGTGAGCAACGCTGTGACGTCCGGTTTCGGTGACCTGCAGACCCAGCTGTGCGGCGGATTTGGCGGCGTAACTGCTGCGATCAGCAACGGTTTTGCCCAGAGCGAGATCGCTGCGAACAGCAGGCAGATGGCCAGTATGCAGCAGAACTTCGACCTGTCTTCTGCCCTGCAGTCCTGCTGCTGTGAAAACCGTCTTGCCACGGCGAACCAGACCGCGACGATCCTGGCCGAGCATTGTGCCGACCGGCAGGTGCTGAGTGACGGCGTCCGGACGATTGTTGAGAATCAGAACGCCGGTGTCCAGCGAGTGCTTGACGTCATTTGCCAGGACAAGATCGACGCGAAGAACGAGCAGATCCTGGCACTGCAGAACCAGCTGAACATGGCCAACCTGGCCGCGTCTCAGTATCAGCAGACCCAGCAGCTTCTGGCGGCCATCTCTCCTACGGCAGCGGTCGCAAAGACCGCTTGACGGGGGTGTGACAGATGAAACACTACGAAAATCTGGAAGAAGCAATGTGCAAGGAACTGGAAAAGCTGGACCGGAAGTACGGAACCGGGGAAGTGGACGAAATGTCCGTGCAGGACGCGGAAAAAGCTGACCTGCTGTACCATGCTCTGAAGAGCGCCGCAACGTACCATGCCATGCGGGACTCCTACGAAGGCGGCCGTTCGTACCGTGACGGTATGGATGGATCCTATGCCCGCGGTCGGGATCGCATGGGCCGGTACACCAGCCGGGATATGGACGGATACTCCGGACACTATCCGGAATGGATGCCTCCGATGTATCCCAGGTACTAAGAAAAAGACCCGCTCACAACCGAGCGGGTCGATTTTTTCTGTATATTTCCAGGAGGATGTCCAGTTTGTCTTCCTCCGGCAAGACGTCGCCGGTCAATGCCCAGTACGTCGCGGATTCTTCAAAGTTGTCCTTCTTCTCTCCAACAAGGGAATAAACAGCATCCGCAATGTCCCCAAAGATGTCGAAGAACGGATTGTCAGAATACCCAAGTGGTTTCAGAACCGCATCAATCTTCCGTGCTTTCTCTGATGCACGGATCATTTTTTTCAATACTTCGTCCATAGAGTTGCTCCTTTCATTCAACAAGTTTCCTATTATGAAACGATTATAGCCTTTTTGTGTTGCATAAGAAGAAACAAAGTATTAAATAATTGTTAAGTTGTTTCCTTCCATGCAATCTTATGATAGAATGCAGCCATGGAGGTGGTTGCCATGACAGTAGGAGAACGGATCAAAAGCCTTCGGAAAGAAAAGAAGATGACATTGGAGGAGGTCGCGAACAAAATCGGTGTAGGCCGGGCGACTGTCCTTAAATATGAAAGCGGAGCAATCTCTACGATCCCGACGGAGAGGATCCACCAGCTTGCAAATCTTTTCAAGGTGACCAGGCCGTATCTCATGGGATGGACGGATGAGCGGGGAGTGAATCCGTCTGAGAATCTGGACAAAGTGGCGAAGAAACTCCTGGAATCCAATGAACAGGCATTGGATCCTGGCGGATACTGGACGATCAATACGCTGGCTACCATCGACTGCACCACGGCGGCGACACAGGCCGCCCGTGCATTGATCAAGTTTGATATTTCTCGGGCGCCGATATATCCGCACAAAGTTCTGCAGCAGTCTCTTCTGGCAACGATGGTCTCGTTCTCTGATCCGGAAGAATTGGATTCCATCATTCTGAACACGAAACTGAAAGCATTCCGGCAGGCGAACGATATGGTTATGTCCACGGTCTACACGACAGAGGAAGGCCAGGAACACTACATTTTCGCTGTGAACCGGGACGCGCCGCAGGGAAAGAATAGGCTGGCCCTGGCTGTTGAACTCGGACATATCTATCTGGGACATACAAAGCAGATCAGCAGCAGTTCACAGATGCATGATGCGGAATGCTTCGCACTGCATTTTGAATTCCCCAGGGCGCTGATTCAGTTGCTGAAGGAACGCGGTTTCATCTTCACAAAGGAATCATTCCAGCGGATCTTCGGCGACTGCGAATGGTGCCTTGAAACACTGATGAACGCGGCTCCGGTCCACGTATCGCCGGAACTTAACCAGATGGTGAAAGAACTGTTCATTCCGCATGTGAATCTTCTTGAGGAAACGGGGATCCTGTCCATGCCTGCAAACGGGGAGGAACTCGATCTGAGCCGGTACATGGAAGGATACGAGGAATAGTAGCTGAAAGTATTGCAAACACACAATGTGTTGTGTATAATTCAAAGTGATATAATATGTTGAGGCACCGAATGGTGAGAGCAATCTTACATTCGGTGCTTTTTCTTGTGAAAGGAGGTAGATAGATGTACTGTGCGGCAGAAGTAGACGAGATGTTTGATCAATGGAAGCGGCAGGGAATGAGTAAAGAGCAACTCATTGTGAAAACCGGTCTCGCTGAAATCGGCTGGCCTTATGTTTGGGGCGCGGCCGGCGTGTCATGTACTCCTGGTAATCGACAGGCATATATTAACAGAGATACATGCCCGGCCGAGGAAAAGGAACAAATCAAAAAGACATGCCAGGCACTCAGCAACAGTTCCAAATCATGCGGCGGATGCACATTCTATCCTGGAAACCGCAGAACGTTGTTCGACGATTGCCAGGGATTCGTGAAGCAGCTTCACAAACGCGTTGGTATTATCCTGCTTGGCGGCGGATGCACTACCATGTGGGGGAACAACTCCAATTGGGCCGAAAAAGGTACCATTGATAAAATGCCACGCGACACGGTTTGCTGTGTGTTCCAATGGAGTGACAAAAATCAGAACATGGGACATATGGGAGAACACATCGGCGGAGGAGATATCGTTGAGTGTTCCGGTACTGTAAAGAGAAGTTCAATTGCCAACAAGCATTGGACGCATTATGCGATCCCAAAGGGACTTGGAGGTAACACACCTATGCCCACACATCCTACCATCCGGAAAGGTGATTCCGGCGAAGACGTCCGCTATTGTCAGCAACTGCTGATGAAGCTTGGGTACGATCTGTCACCCTACAATGATGACGGCAAGTTCGGTACACGCACTTACAATGCTGTAAAGGATTTCCAGCGGACGCATACCACATCCGACGGGCAGAAACTTGCCGTTGACGGCGTGGTAGGTCCGCAGACCTGGCAGGCGCTGATCGATGCGGCCGGCGGAGAACCAACACCTTCGAGGGAACTGTACACCGTAACCATTCCGCATCTTACGCTTCAGCAGGCGAATGCACTGATCGCAGAGTATCCTGCGGCAGACAAAAAGAAAGAGTAAAGGGGGTTGAAGACAATGTCTGAACAGCAGTTGCCGAAAATTGAAGGCATCTCGCCCGACATGATCTGGACATTCCTGGTCGTTCTTGTCGGATTGATGGCGCTGGTGGTTCTCGGCGACAAAGTCATGGATGTGTTCCGTAACGCAATGAAGCGACGGAGAGAGCGCCGCGAGGTAAACGGCCAGGACATCACCGACCGCATTGCGGATAAGGTGATCGCGAAACTGACTCCGACCCTGGACGAGAAATTTGAAGAAATCAACCAACGGCTTGACAACGACAGAACTGACATTGACTCACATGAGCGCCGGCTGAATGCCCAGGATGACAGAGTAGATCGGCTGGACGATGACACAAGGGCATTACTCCACGGAATGTCTGCTCTGTTGTCACATGAGGTTAATGGCAGCAACACTGAGAAACTCAAAAGAACGCAGGCTGCTATCAGTAATTACCTTATCGATCACATTTACAAGGAGGATGACTGGAAATGAAAAAGGTTTTCGTACTGCTTCTGTTTATGACCTTCCTGGTCCTGCTGCCCATTGTGGCGTTGGCTGAAGGGGGGAATCTCCCTGTGGATCCCTTCTCGTGGGCGCAGCTTGCCACCGTAGCGGGTGCTACCACGGCAACGCTGCTGATTGTTCAGCTGCTTAAACTCCCGCTTGACAAGATCTGGCATATCCCGACCAGGATTGTCGCTTACGTTATTGCACTGATTATTATGCTCCTGGCTACTGCATTTACAACCGGACTGACATGGAGCGACGTTGCACTTACAGCGGTAAATGCCGTCATTGTGGCCCTGGCCGCCTATGGTGCATATGAGATCACATTTAAGGCGGCCGATGACAAGAAAAAGGCCGAAGCGGTTGAAGAATAACCTCTTTTGTGATATCCTTACCACAGAACGTTGTGGGAGGAATATCACATGAACGGCCAGGAAATGACTTATACAGCGGCCCAGCACGAACGTGAAATGACGAGGATTGAGATCCAAAGTGCAAAGCGACTCTACGCGCTTGTGTTCGTGCTGTGCCTGCTGTTCATCAGCAACGCTATGTGGGTCCTTTATGAATTCGTTCTGAAGTGATCCGGCGGGAAAGGAACAGTCGGACAGGATCCGGCATGGACTGCTATGGAAGATCTGAACCGGGACCTGTGCGAACATGCCATTGACCAGTGGATTCTCGGACGGAATGCTGAACGTGACAGAATCATTCTAAAGATTTATCTGTACGACGGCATTACGTTTGAGAAGATGCAGAAAAGGCTGGACAGGATGGCAGAAGATCTGAACGATCCGAAGTATGCATTGAGCATAGACCAGCTGAAGAAGATCGTTCGGAAACGGAAGTTTCAGTTGTTCAAACATATTTGAACGAAATCTATAGTTTTCGTATCAGTACAGATATACGAAATCTGTATGCCGGAACGATGCCTGCATCGTTACCGGTTCCCTATGGGGGTGAAATGGTTTCGACAGGCTATGAATGGTACTGAGATCACGGGTATGATACCGCCTTATGGGTCAAACAAAAGAACTGACGAAGAAGAAATCTACTGCGAACTGAAGGCTGCTTAATGCAGCTTCGCTCTTAAACGGAAGGCCTACCATTCGGTAACTTCCTGCGGATCAGAGAATGAATGGTGATTGGCAAAAGCCAGCTGAACTCCTGGTCACAGTTCAAAGACCAGGTGGTGGACATGAGAGGATTTTCCCTTTCCTCAGCGCGTCATCGCATCTGACTATCGTGTAAGAAATCTCAGTATTTGTTGTAGTTTGGACACGGGTTCGACCCCCGTCACCTCCACTTCAGCACCGGATATCCGGTGCTTTTATAGTATGTACTGTTTACAAAAAACTGTTTACGAAATCGATTTCTACTGCTTACGTACTGTTTACAAGAAACGCTGGAAGCATTGAATTTACTACATTTCAAGTAACCCTGCTAAGGGAGTAGGACTGTTAAAGGTCGCCCGGGTTCAAATCCCGGCTTCTCCGCTCAGAACCCTTGAAGAATCAACGCTTCAAGGGTTTTCTTATGCCGTAATAGTTTTACTACGAATCGAAATAAATAGCGAAAAATTGGAATCTACTGTTTACATTACTGCTTACAAGGTTTGAAATTCTACTGCTGACAATGGGTAAACCTATTCCGGTTTCTTCATCGTGTTTACACCGGCCAGCGCATCGTCCGTGGACGGATGAGCATAGTGGTCCAGCATTTTCATCGTCGACCACCGCATAATTTTTTTGATTGTTTGCGGTGCAACGTTCTGATCGACAGCTAAAGCGGTTGCTGTCGTGTGCCTGCAGGAATATGGTGTAAGTCTGCGGCATCCTGTTTCTTCCAGAACAGCATAGTAGTTTTCATACCATGCTTTTTCATTTCGTTTCCAAACGTATCCGGAAGGTTGCGCATGGTCAATCAGATCCTGGACAACGGGAAGAATACAGTCAGCAAGGACCAAAGGTGTCTTTTTCCGAACTTTTGTTTTCAGACCGGACCGGATAATAATTTTCTTTTCCAAATCAATGTTTTCAACTTTAAGATTCTGCGCTTCCCCAGGCATCATGCCTGTATAAATCATCAGCAAGTGTGCGGCTGCCCGGAGATCTCCATCATCATATGCTTTCCAGATCTTTTTCTGTTCTTTCTGGTCAAACGGTACCGGCTCGTTCTCAATATGCTCCGGCAGAATAATATAGGATGGCAGTTCCCTGGATGCAAATCGGTCCGCCGCTGCCAACTCAAAAAGGTTTGATAAAAGAGATTTGCAGTCTTTTGCAGTATCAAAGGAATGGCAGGCATCAGAAACAACAGTCCGCAGCAGGTCGACTGTAATGGAATCTACGCGGACATCGTGGATCGGTTTCAGTTTTTTCCATGCAGTGCGGTATGCACTTTGTTTTCCTTTGGATATCTTCAACATATCTCCTTCGGAATATGATTTCCAATAAGAAGATAGACGCGGTGCTTCCGTAGGCCGTTCATGTCCGCCGGCCAGCAGGATTGGGCAATATGCAAGCGCGTCACGTTTCGTCTGAAATCCGCCTTTGGTCTTCCGAATCGGTTTCTTCGGTTTCGTTGGATCCGCAGGCAGCGCCCAGTCCATAGTGACACATGCGGTCCATGTCTGACCGCGACGGTATGCAGTTCCCTGGCCGTTTCCACGGGTCTTTGGTTTCATACGCCTTCACCAGAATCATGTGCAAGCGCATTTGCTACACCCATAATAACCTTCAGATTCTTATCGGACATATAACGAAGCCTGTCAAACAGTAACTTGAGATATGGATTCTGCTGAAATGCTTCCGCTATTGAAGTGACATACGCATCATCCAAATTGTCGCTGGACGGGAGCAATGCTGAAAGCGGCACATTAAAATATTTTGCAATCCGTTCAATCGTTTTGAAGTCTGGTTCACGTTTGCCGTTTTCCCAGCTGGTAATCGCAGACTGTGACGTGCGAAGATCTTCAGCAAGCTGCATTTGTGTAAGCTGGCGCTGTAATCGAAGGTTGCGAAGATTATCTGAAAACTTCATATGTATCCACTCCTTCCATTGCACTTTGTGCAATAATATTAACACAGTATGTGTTAAAAAGTCAACACACTTTTGTAACAAAAAGTTTAAACCTTAGACGGTTTACAAGGACGCCTATGTGTGTTAAAGTATTTACACGAAAGGAGGCGTACAATGAGCAAAACGAAAGATCCGAAGGACACAGCAAAGATTCTTCGGGAACTGCGCGGCATCCGAACGCGGACCGGCGTTGCAAAGGAAATCGGAATTTCGTATTCGATGCTTTGCAAGATCGAGTCCGGATGCCGGATTCCAAGCGAGGAACTAAAGCAGCGGATCGCAGGATACTACGGAGTTTCCGTAGGGGAAATTTTTTAATCCAGTTAATACTCCGAAACGTAATAACAAGAAATAAGGAGAGAGTTATGGAAATCACAAGAGACGCATTATTGCGGGTAGTCAAGGCGGCGAGGGTATCCATGAAAGTCGCTGAAACGCTGAATCAACTGTCCCTGGAAAAAAAGTCCTGGACCTGGGCCGATGAAATTGTTGGTGGTCTTGCGGATGCATTATTCATGATGGCCGGCGAAACACTGACACCGAAGCAGGATTTCTTTGATGATTCTCAGACGATCCGCTTGCTGAAAAGCGACATGAGCGACGGGGCAGTCACTGACTGGTTCTGCATGATGGAACGGCTGAACAAGAGAACTGCAAGAACAGAAGAAATCGAGCAGCCGAAACCTCACATCTTCAGCGCGGAAGAAGTTGAACGCATGAGCAAGCAGCCTGGTTCTTATCCTGGTGGTGGAACGTGATGAAGATTGAGGACGTCGAGCGCATGGATTGCAACGTATTGACAGTGCAGTTTGTCGCAAAGTTTCTTGGCAAGGACGCCCAGGTAATTCGGGACCAGGCAGAACGCGATCCGAGGCTGCTCGGATTCCCGATCTGCAAGGCCGGTCACAGTTACTGCATCCCGCGCATCGGATTCATTAACTGGTTCAAAGGCATGACCCCAATTCTGGTTTTGAAAGGAGGTGAAATTGGATGAAGAAGGGCAAGAAGAATCGTCCCGCGCAGAACGTGACGCATTTCCACCCGCGGAGGCTGGCCCGTGGAATTATCCACAGCAGGCTGGAACGTGCCGGTGCGACCGGCGTGAACAAGGTTGCTCCCGGCGTCAAGCAGAGTAAGTTTGCACGGTACTGGCGCGACGAGGCCGAAATGGTTTTCGGAAAGTAAAAGGACCACTGACGGCAATCAGTGATCCGGTAGCAGATGATATGGTTCGTCATCATTATAGCTTGACCAAATCAAAAATACAAGGCCGCTTATGCGGAGAAAGTGAGAATTATCATGGCAACGAAAGCAGCAGAGATCATCAAGATTGAACCCATTCAGAAGAAATTGACCAAGATCCGGATCGTCGGGGACTCCCCGCTGATCTGCCATAACTGGGACGTGAAGGCACAGCGGGCGATCCTGGAAAAGGAAATGGGAATCAGCAAGGTTACGAAACTGAAGAAGAATCCCTATGAGGATTTCGCTTCCAGCCTTTACTGGCTCAACAAGATGCCGGAAGAATTTACGAAGGAATCACTTGACGCAGCACTTTCAAATGACCCTCGGTTTGGATTCCCGCTGACCGGTCTGAAACAGTCCGCTATCAGCGCAGCATACCGGCTCGGATGGAGCAAAGACAAGGCAAGCCTTCGTGGAGCATTCTTCATTGAACCGACGGTAGATGGCTATTATTCCGGTGATATGGAAATCTCCGACGACCAGAAAGAAATCCACATCATTCCGAACGTTTTCCATCCGGAACCGATGATTGAGATTCAGTATGAACGTTTGACAATGCGTCGGGACATGGTCCGTGTCGGTATGGGTGCTGCTGATATCCGGTACCGCGGGCAGTTGGAAAACTGGTATGCCGATTTCACGATTTCCTACAACGAAAACGGCATCCACAACCTGGACAAGATCATTTCCATGCTGAATGCCGGTGGATATGTCTGCGGTCTTGGCGAATGGCGTCCGGAAAAAGACGGTCAGTACGGCATGTTCCACGTAGAAAACGCCTAATCGTGGCAGGCAAGGCGAGTCACGTCAAGTTTCGGTATTGTACGGCTCGTTGAGTTAGGGTCCGGCAGGCAAGGTGTGTTATGGAGTGCTATGGCCCGGATTGGTACGGAATGGCAGGCAAGGTTTGGTTTGTCTTGGTATGGCGTGGCAAGGAAAATCACGGCAGGCGAGGTTGTGTACGTTGAGTTCCGGCACGGCGTGGCATGGCAGGCTAGGTTTGTTGGGGTGTTGTCCGGTCCGGCCCGGCAGGGTGGGGCAACGTGTGGTATGGCAGGCAAGGTGTGATTAGGTTATGTTTGGTTTTGTTCGTTGAGGTGCGTCAAGGTATGGCAGGCGAGTTATGGTTAGGTTGTGCGCGGTTCTGTGCGGTTCGGAAAGGCATGGCTTGGTAAGGCAGGCGTGGTTTGGTGTGACGGGGTCAGTTATGGAGCGGTACGGAACAGTACGGCAGGTATCAAATAAATGAAAAGGAGTGATATCACTTGGGGATCTCTTGGGTAAAAGGCAGCTGCTTTAAGGCGAAACCGGAAGTGGCAAAACAGGTAATGGACCAGCTTGCAGCGGAAGGTCGACTTTCTCCATCCGAACTGGTGGAGGTCAGCCGGCCAAAGAATGCACCGCTGCATGAGGATTTTTTCGATCTGAATGATAAGGAAGCCGCTCAGAAGTATCGTGAAGGCCGTGCGGCCAACATGATCCGCAGCATTATCGTCACACCGGATGCGGAAGAAGAAACAAAACCGGTCCGTGCCTATTTCAACATCGAACGCGGTACGCATGAGTATCTTCCAACTGAAATCATTTTCAGTGACGATGCAAAGAAGTCCAGGCTGCTGGAAATCGCAAAACGTGAACTTGTTTCCTTCAAGGCTAAGTATGAAACACTTACGGAACTGGCCGGTGTAATGAATGCTATCGACGAACTGATGCGAGAGGATGAAAGCGCATGAAAAATAAAGTCATCATTGTGTGTATCGAACTGGTTTTGATCCTTGCGATTATGATCTTTTGCTTCATTTTCCTGCATGACGCAGGCATTGCCGAAGGATATACAACCGACGTTTGGATCATGTGTACTTCCGACAGCTTTGTGTGTGTGCGGGAGGCGCCGCGGAAGACATCCTTCGCCTTCGGAGGCGCTACCTGCTGTACAAGGCTGCACACAGATGGACGAATTAAGAATAAGTACATCCATGTTGTTGACGTCCCTGCAGAAGAATCGGAAGGCTGGATTAGTACGCAGTACGTTGTCTATTCTGAACCGGTCCGGATTGACCAGCAGGCGACGGTCGTAAGCAACGGCAGGCTGGCGGCCAGGAAAGGAATCGGAGGCAAGGTTCAATACTGGATGAAACCGATGGACACAATAACAGTGTTCTGGTGGACGCCGGAGTGGTGCCTCACAAATAAAGGATATGTGCAGACTGAATTTTTAGAACTGGATGGTGAAGATTGAATGCATGTTATAAGAAAACTGCTGGATCCTTCCAGGCCGGACGCGGTACGTCTCCGCAGGAATGAGAAGATGGACATGCTCCATCTGATGTATGCGGTAACGATCCTGGAGGATCTGCAGAAGGAAATTCCGGAACGTCTGGCAATGGTTGAAGACGGTGCCGAGAGGATGAAGCTTGTCGCTGCAGAAGCGGATGCGCTGCTGAATGAGATCCGGGTTACGATTCCGGAGAACCAGCGGAAGGGGATTCAGAACACTGCGGACGATTATGTGATGCGTCTGACCCCCAAAAGCAGTCCAAGCGAGTCCAGCGTAATTATGTCGAAGGAGGAATTCAAAGAACTGGTTGATGCCTCCAGGGCAAAATGTACTGAATGTATGTATGACGATGAAGAATGTGAGCAATGCGGATTGTACCAGCTGCTTACAAGCATCCTTCCAATGGATGACTATCACATTCTGCATCTGTGTCCATACAACCTGGGCAGGTGGAAGAGTTGAAAGAAGAAGAACTCAGATACCCTAAATGCCCATGTGTTCCGACCTGCCCTTGGCGTGATGCGACATGTCATGGTTCCTGCTGGATCTACGGTCTGTGGAAGGACAAAATGGAAGTGTTCAACAAGCAGAAAAGGCTGCAGGCGGAACGCTTCGACATCAGTGATTCAAAAAGGAAATACCTGGCACAGGAGGCAGTGAAAAGAAAGAGAAGAAAACCATAGCATCGGGGACATGGGTGCTGTGTTACATGGCACGGTCTATAAGGCCAGATCTGGACACTCCGTCAGATTGTTTCCTCAATAAGGCCCGCCGCTTGTTTGTGCGTTTCGTTCCAGCGGGCAGAATGGAAAGGAAACTATGCCAGCCGGTCGGGGGATCGCCGGCTATAAAAAATCCCCTAAATATTACGAAACGTATTAATGAAAGTACAAAATGAAAGGATGAAGCAGATGCCAACAAAATCAGATTTGCTTCAACGACAGGCGCTTCCATTGGAAGCAAAGGTTCTGATGACACAGAATAGAATCCGCGAATGGTACAACTACTGGAATGGAGATGTGTGTGTATCTTTTAGTGGTGGTAAAGACTCTACGGTACTTGCTCATATTGTTCATGACATGTATCCAGACGTGCCATTAGTCTTTAGCAATACTGGGTTGGAATATCCAGAGATCCAGTCCTTTGCTAGAAAAATGGGAGCGGATTTTATTCGGCCGAAGTTGATGTTTTCGGAAGTAATAAGCAAATACGGATATCCGATCATCAGCAAAGAGAATGCAGAAACTATCCATGGAGCAAGGATTATAAAAAACGGAGCAAGAGGCCAGCGGAAAGGTGCTGGGGTTCCAACGAAAAATCCAAATGGAGAATGGCTTAACTGGAGAAGAAAAGCTTTGCATGGGATTCCTCCTTTTGACAAAGGCTACTATGAAAAAAGAAAATGGTTGCCGCTTGCCCGTGACACACAGTTTATGATTTCTCATTATTGCTGCAACATAATGAAGAAAGAACCATTAAGCGCATATGAGAAAAAACATGGTGTTTATCCGATTATAGGCACCTTAACAGAAGAAAGCAAACTGCGTGAACGGACCTGGATTCGTCAAGGATGCAATGCATTTGAAGGCAAACACAAATCAAGTACGCCAATGTCATTCTGGAGAGAACAGGACGTTCTGGAATACATCGTCACTCGCGGAATTGAAATCTGTTCCGTCTATGGTGATATCGTTGAAGTCAAAACCGACAACGATGGTTATGAATATGATTCTCTTATTCCTGGCAGTGGAAAACTGAAATGCAGCAAATGTGAGCGGACCGGATGCATCTTCTGCGGATTTGGCGTTCATAACGAAAAGGGTGAAACAAGATTCCAACAACTGGCCAAGACTCACCCGCGGCAATATGAATACTGCATGGGTGGCGGACAATGGGTACCGAATCCAGCATATGATCCTACTGCACCAAAGATGGACGAATTCTGGGAGAACTGGAACCCGAAGGAAATATGGGTTCCATCCAAAGAAGGACTCGGAATGAAAAAAGTCTTTGATGATTGCAATCAGATCTATGGTCCGAACTTTATCAGATATGAATAAGGAGGAATACAGATTGAATAAGTTGTTATTTAACGCAACTAGCGCAGAAGACTGCATTCTGAAAGACGGGAATGGAAACGAAATTCACATGGATGTAATAAGTTCCGAACCTCATATGAGTGGTTTCGGCCCATTTGAACGATGCACGGCCATTCGTCTTGAATGCAGAGTCAAAGATCCTCTTGTTTCCAGTAAATCCGGTAAGAATAGGATACCTAAATTTCTGCGGCACACCAGGGTCATCTACAACTACCCGGCGACGATTGTCTACTGGGAAGACGGAACAAGGACGGTTGTAAAGTGCGATGAGCGGGATCGTTACGATCCGCAGTATGGTGTCGCACTGTGCTTCATAAAAAAGGCGCTTGGAAATAACAGTCGTGCGCTGAACGACGTACTGAAGGAGTTGATGTCGGATTGATATGGTATTTCCTGGCCGGTGTGATTGCCGGAATCGTTGGGACCGTAAAATATTCACGCTGGTGGGTGTGGAAGCACATAACAATAGTTGAGACAAAACAGAAAGACATGGAGGAGAAGACAGATGAATGAACTGGATTACAACCAGGCGGAAGGGATCCGCCGCAGCGACCTGTGGAAGATGGAGGATTCGCCGGAGAAATTCCGGTATAATCTCCAGTTCCCGGTAGAACAGACGGCAGCCATGGCATTCGGCAGCGCTTGCCACAAATATGTCCTGGAAGGCAAAGCCGAATTCGATAAGGAGTATGCCGTTGCTCCGGTCGTTGACAAGCGTACCAAGGCCGGCAAGGAAGTCTGGGACGCGTTTGTTTCGACGAATCCGGACAAGACCGTCGTCAGTGCGGATGACTACAGCAAGATTGTCGATATGTTCATCGCGCTTGAACAGTGCGATCTTGCGCATTCTATTCTGAATGCAAAGGGCAAGACGGAAGCCGCGTTCTTCTGGACCGACAAGGTGACCGGCGAGAAGTGCAAGATCAAATGCGACAAGGTCGTGACGATCAAGCGGAAGAAGTACGTTATCGATTACAAGACCGCAAAGTCTGCGGAAACGAACCGCTTCAACAGCGAGATCTTCAAGCTGGGTTACTACATGCAGGCCGGTATGTACGCGGAAGGCGTCATGAAGGCAAAGCGGCTGAAGCGGTTGCCAGGGTTCATCTTCGTTGCACAGGAAAAGGATCCTCCGTACGCAGTGAACGTGATTGAGGTTTCTCCGGACGTCATGGCGGCCGGTGTCAATAAGTTCCACGATCTGCTGCAGCGGTACCACGAATGCAAGGCCGTTGACATGTGGCCCGGGTACGTCGGAGATATCCCGAACGTCACCAGCATTCCCGGCTGGATCGCCATGCAGGAGGAAGAATGAACATGAGTGATCCGTGTAAGTTCTGCAACGGAGAATTAATCCCAGCTGAGGAATCCATTGGAGGAGGAATTATGACAATAATGTCAATGGTTTCCTCTCTTCAAGCGAGATTCGGATTGGATGATGAACCGGACGATTCTAATTTTATCCAGCTGAAAGAAAAAAATCTGCTTTGCTTCCAGAACTCATCCGGAGAATATACGACACTGGGAGTCAGAATCGAATACTGCCCGCTGTGCGGGAGGAAATTGAACAAGGAGGAAGAGACATGATCCCGAAGGAACTGCAGAACATGAAACCCATGGAAGGGAAGGAACGCCTCGGGGCGTTTCGTGACAGTGAATATCTTGGCGCCGAGGACCTGGAGCCTGGTACGGAACCTGTTCTCACAATCAAAGCATTGTATAACGGCTTTATTACCCTGGCCCGCGGCAAGGAACGGCACGACGTGATCTCTTTTGTTGAAGAAACTGTGCCTGGATCCATCAACCAGGTCCGGCCGCTGGTGGTCAATTCCACGAACCGGAAGACCCTGCGCAAACTGTTCAAGGGTACCAGCGCTGAGGCGCTTGTCGGAAAGAAGATCAAGCTGTATCTGAAACCGAACGTTCGTGATCCTTCGACCGGCGACCTGGTTGACGGCATCCGCATCCGGGAAGAGGAAATCAAGGGCAAGACTGCCAAGGCCCAGAAATGTGAATGCTGTGGGAAGGCTATCTCCGGCATGGCAAACTTTACCGCGGAGCAGATCGCCGCGAACACCAAGGCCAAATACGGCAAGTTCCTGTGCGTCGAATGCGGGCAGAAAGAAAAAGCCAGGCTGGAGGCTGAAACTGCTGCAAAGGCAGCAGCAGAGCAGGAAACACAGCAGACAGATCTCGCTGCCGAACTGATGGCAGATGCTGAATAAGGAGGAAACACCAATATGCTGAATCATTCTGAACTGCAGGGCCGGTTTGTTGCTGATCCGGAACTGAACACCACAAATTCCGGCACGAAGGTGTGCAATTTCCGGATTGCCTGGAGTGAAAAGTACAAGGAACGCGAAACAAAATGCTTCCTTGAATGCAAGTCCTTCGGCGCCCAGGCCGAATTCATTGCCAGCCGGTTTGCGAAAGGCAATGAGGTTGTTGTCGAAGGAAAGCTGACCACGGAAGAGTGGGAAAAGGACGGCCAGAAGCGCAGCAAGAACGTTCTTCTGCTGGATAAGATCCACTTCTGCGGGAAGCGGGAAGGATCCCAGGCGGAGGTCCAGCCGGAAATGACACCGGTAACGCCTGCTGACGGAGAACTGCCGTTCTGATAGTTTTCACGGGACCGGCGTAACAGTTGTATGTGAGTGGGCAGCGCCGGATGTAGTCCATGGATTGGGGTGGATCTACTAACCGTTTACTCCGGATTAAGCAACGACAGAGATCGTCATCCGGAGACTATAAGAAAGGGGCATTCTTATGCTGAAGAATTATGTGATCGTTAAACATTTTGAAAATAGCGGAAAATTCCTGTTTCGCGTACCAAAGGGAATTGTGCTGGAAGTCGGCGACAAGATTATGTGCGACACCAAACGCGGTAATGACCAGCTTGGCGTTTGCTGCTGCGATTCGTTCATGGCGAATCCGGACGTCATAATGCCGCTGTTTGGAGTAACAGAATCCAGCATGAAATTCGTGACCGGCAAGGTGGAATACGAACGGTTCACCATTGCAAAGGAAGACGAGGAGGAGGAAGATGACAAAGACTGATAACAGAACAATAGGAAATCACTTTGAACAGGATCTGGCCAAGATCCTGTTTGATCATAAATTCTGGGTGCATGTGATGCAGCAGAATAAGGCAGGCCAGCCTGCGGATATCATTGCAGTGAAGGGGAAATTCCATACGCTGATTGATGCCAAGGTCATCAGCAAAGAGGAAGACGGGTTCCCGTTTGATCGTGTGGAAGAGAATCAGAAATACGCCATGCGGATGTTCCAGCGGAAATGCGGAGAATTGTGCTACTTCGCCTTCCGGCTTCCGGACGGCGAGATCCGTCTTGTGTCTCTTGAACGTATTGAAACGTTCCGCAATCGAGGAAGAAAACGATTCACGATGAAAGATATGAATGAACATACCTGGTCTCTTGAAAAATGGCTGGAGGCCAGCGACACCTGGGCGGAGGATGTATGAACACTACGTTTGCAAACCGGATCTACATCACAGATCCATCAGATGAAATCAAAGCCTGGGCGGATGCGACACTGAGGTTTCCGAATCCGGACTTTGAAAAGAAGCAGCGCATGGGATTCTGGACCGGCGGCACTCCACGGGAACTGCGTATGTATGAATGGGACGGAAACACGCTTATTCTGCCGTTCGGCGTCAGCCGGGAGATAATGCCCATGCTGATCGGGACACGGGTAGAATGCGATTTTAAGCAGGATAGCGTGATTGTTTACGACGGAACAGAAGTTCCGCTATACGATTACCAGCAGATCGCCGTCCGGGAAATGATCAAAGCAAAATATGGGATCCTCAAATCGACGACCGGCAGCGGTAAAACCCAGATGGGCATCGCGCTGATCAAGCAGCTTCGTCGGCGCGCATTGTGGTTATGCCACACCGCGGACTTGCTGAACCAGAGCAGAGACCGCGCGCTGCAGTACATCAATCCGGAACTGATCGGAACCATCACTGAAGGTAAGGTCAACGTAGGAGTTGGCGTGACGTTCGCGACGGTCCAGACCATGGCCAACCTGGAACTGACGCAGTATCGGGATTACTGGGATGTCGTCATTGTCGACGAGTGCCACAGGGTAAGCAGCACGGCAACGACGTTCACCAGGTATGAAAAGGTGCTGAATCATCTGTCTGCCAGGCATAAATACGGACTGACAGCAACACCGGAAAGATCTGACGGGTTGATCAAGGCGACGTTCGCGCTGATTGGAAAGGTCGCTTATGAGGTGCCGGAAGAAGCCGTGGCGGATAAGGTCATGAATGTTACAGTCCAGCGCATCGAAACCGGCACACCGATGGACGAAGAAAAATGTCTGAATTTCGACGGTACGATCAATTACGTGAAACTGATCGAGTATCTAACTACGGACAACCGGAGAAACTTCAATATCGCCAGCGGGATTGTCGCCAACAAAGGACACAGCTGTCTGATCCTGTCCGACCGTCTTGCCCAGCTGCAGGATATTATGGAACTGCTGCCGGTCGACATGCTGGGCGAATGCGCATTCATCAACGGAAAGATGACGTCAAAGAAAGCCAAAGCAGAACGTGAGCAGGCAATCGAGGACATGCGGACCGGAAAGAAAAAATATTTGTTCGCGTCCTACTCGCTGGCAAAAGAAGGTTTGGACGTTCCAAGGCTTGACCGGCTGTTCCTTGCATCCCCAGCAAAGTTCAGCAGCGTAATTACCCAGGCAGTCGGCAGAGTGCGCAGGACGTTTGAAGGAAAAGAAACACCGATTGTGCTGGATTTTGTGGACGAGCAGATTGGATACTGCGAACGTGCATGGAAAGAACGCCGGAGGAGTTACCGGAAGATCGGCGCTGAAATACATGAAGGGCATAAATAAGCGAGGTGAGAACATGGCGATCATAAAGCAATGCGACTTATGTAAATCAATTGTCGGTGTTGATGCTATGGTAACGGTTTGTAGGAAACGGAAATGCCGTAATCAGCATGATGGCGAATACGTCACAAACATACAAGCCGATTACGACCTCTGCGAAAAATGCGCGAGGACAATTGAATTAAATTTCATTAGTGCAGAAAAGGCAGACGAAGTAGTTCTGACTTGAAACGAATAAACGCGAGTGAGGAAGTGATGGAATGCTTCATCCAGAACGAAGAAGAGAATCAAGAGAACTGCTAAAGAAAAAAGACGATTGCAGAATCTGCAAACAATGGGATTCATGTCCATGTGGGAAAGAAGGGCATGAAAATGGGACTTCAATCGGATATTCAACAGGAGAATGCAAACAATACGAACCGATGGAGGAGTGAGAGCATGAGCAGAGTTACGGTTACTTTATGCGATTGTTGCCGTAAAGAGATAACAAACAAACCGGACGAGCCGAATCTGCTGATGACCGTCATATTCTATAAGAAGCAAGTCGGACATTATTGCCATCTGTGTGCTGTGCCGATTATCAAAGCCATGAATGAGGTCATTAAAGAGAAGAACAAGGGCAGTTAACTTTTGGCCGAAATTATGAAACAAAAAGCGAACGGAACGAAAGGAAGAAAAACATGAAAAAGATACCGACATTATTTGTCCGTGAATTTGAAGGACACAGCATCAAAAACATCAAACCGGAACTGACTTCAGAATCTCTGCGGTGGGTGCTTGATGGCGAAGGTGATGCAACGGAAAAGATTGACGGATCGTGCTGTGCTTTCATAGATGGCAAATTCTACAAGCGGTACGATGCGAAGAAAGGCAAGAAACCGCCTGTCAACGCTATCCCGTGTGATGATCCTGACCCTGTTACAGGACATTGGCCCCATTGGGTTCCGGTGGACGAAAAAAATCCTGCGGACAGGTGGTTCATCGAAGCGAAGAACAGCACCAACACGGAACTGACGGACGGAACGTATGAAGCGGTTGGCCCTCATTTCAACGGCAATCCGCATCAGCTTCGGTACGATATGCTTGTCCGTCATGGCAGACACGTTATGGATGTTCCTCGCACTTTTGAAGGAATCCGTGAATATTTGGAAGGTAACTACATCGAAGGGATCGTGTTCTGGAAGGACGGAGAACCGAAATGCAAAATCAAGCGTTCGGACTTCGGATTCCGGTGGGGAAATAAGTAATCAGCCTGTTAGCTTTAGGCATCGAAACGAAACAAATAACTAACAGATAGGAAGTGATTAAATGGCAGATATTGAGAGTGCTATCAAAGGGTTGAAATATTTGCATGACAGGGATTCATGGATAGAAGGCATTATGAGTTATGATGATCATGCTCGTGTAAGAAAACAAATATGCTCTGATGCCCTTGAACTGCTGAAAGAGCAACCACAATGGATTCCGGCAGAAGAAAGATTGCCAAAAAGCATGATAAACAAGGTTATTGTGTATGTGCAACATAAAGATTTGGCGAGCCGTATCGGTTTCGGACATTTTGAAAAATTCCACGGCGTAGGCACATGGTGGGACTTGGAAAGGGACGAACCGTTCATCAAACACGGATTTACAGTAACCCATTGGATGCCGATGCCGAAATCCCCGGAAGGTGAAACATTGGTTCTGTGTTGATTAGGCATCAAAAACTTAACGGAGAGAAGGTGAAAAAGTGCTTACGTTACCCATAAAAAAGAAATGGTTTGACATGATATGTTCCGGTGAGAAAACGGAAGAATACAGGGAAATGACCCCGTATTATGAGCAACGCTTCAAGAACCTTGAACTGCTTGACGAACATGGAAATCCAACGAACGAGGAAGCCTGTCTGATTCTCCGAAACGGATACGGATATGACAGACCGGAAGTTACGGTTCTTGTAAGGCTAAAGATAGGGACTGGATTCCCGGCATGGGGAGCAGAGGAAGGAATGTGGTATTACGTGCTTGAGATTAAAGGAAAGTACGTAGAAATGCACGATGAACAGGAAGACACATCCGGTTCAGAATAGGCAATTATATAAACTGGAGGATAAGATGATACGTATATATGGTGCATCTGACGATCTTGTGGAGATCGAGGGAAGCGAGTACAAGGAGGACGAGATCGGATGCTATAACTCGCAGGTCCGGATTTGGTTTAAGGACGGCACGGTAATCCTGGTCGGGTATCCGAAGGAATGCGGCGCCATCTGGTGGATCTTGGTGGAGAATGACGGGCCGAGCAAACATGAGGTTGTCCCGTGCTATGACGAGGACGCAGATATTTATAGTGACATTTTCGAAATCTACAGTGAAATCGTTCGGCATGAAGTAATTTATGTCGGATAATGTAATGAAAGGACGAAGTATGGACACAGAAAACATAATGCTTGACCATGTGCATTTATTGGACACGGGAGCGCCATTCCCTTTTGTTTTGCAAATTGATGAAGGGTACCGGCGTGGGCAAGGCCTCAAAACGAAAGATGGGAAATATGTTTCAATAATTGGCGTGTCAAACGTCTGTGCAATAGAAAAAACATCCAATTACAAACTACAGGAAGGGGAAGAAGTTATACCTTTGATTGGGTTTGTTATAAACAGTAAAAAAGACGCAGAAATATTAAGCGAACATTTCAAAGAATTTGCAGAAAAAATTCCTGGTTGAATATGACAAAATAAATAATACAGGAGGAAAACATATGCAGAATGATCCAGTAAACCATCCTTCCCATTACACCCAGGGCAATATTGAATGCATCGATTACATCATGGACAAGAAGCTGAACTTCTGCCGCGGGAATGCTGTGAAGTACATTACCAGGGCCGGACATAAAGATCCGGATAAGGAAATTGAAGATCTGAAGAAGGCTGTATTCTATCTGAACAGGGAGATTTCCCGGCTGGAAACAGAAAAGGAGTAAGCATGAAAATCAAAGATAAATTAATACACCTGCTTGGTGGGATTACAAAAACAGAATATACGCTGACCGAAGTGTTTGTGGACAGACCTTGCATTGTAAAGGTTGAACGTCCACTTGTGGAAGTAAAGGCCGGATACCGGCACAAACCGTTTAACGATCCTCCGGAAGATATTATTCATGAGGACCTTGCTATAAAGCTTAGTGAACAAATGCTGAATCGTGGATTAGTGAAAGTCTGGAAGGAACAGATAATAGATGGCAGCAAAGTTCATGACGGTCCTGCTGTCACATACGCGCTGGTAACCGTTGTGGATCCACATGGATGAGGAGGCAGAATAATGGCGAGTCATGTAGTTGGCCCAAAGAATGATGCAATCCTTATCGAGTGCAGCAATTGCAGCACACTTTATGCGGCAGATCCCAAAGTGCATCCACATGGATTTGCGCATAATTTTGAAAAATGCCCGGTTTGTGGATACGGAGAGAACAATAAATACAACCGTATCCCGCTATGGAAGTATAATCTTAAAAAATTCTTCAGAGGAAAGTGGAATGAATAAGCAGGAATTGATCGACTATCTCATGCAGTATGATGAAACCACGTTGAAGGTCGCAATCATGTATGCTACGTATTATATCCAGGATGGCATTGATATTACCAAGAAGTGGGAAACAGCAGTCCAGCAGACGTACGCTATGCAACGCGCGGAAAACCGAGGATATGCGGCCGGCTGTAAACGATTTACAACGTGCATGGACTGTAGATATGCAAAGAGGCATCCCGGGAATACCGTATTCGGAAAGCCTTTGTTCGATTGTAAGCATCCAAGATATGTAGGAACAGAAGGATTACCAGCTTATCCGGCAGACTTTGGATGCAGCGACGGAATATCAAAGGAGCAGGAGCCTCATGAATAAGCTGACGATCGCTGTAGAGAAGATTAAATCATCCGTGTCCGCCCAGGACGTCGGTGAAATGCTGGGCCTGGAGATCCGGCACGGCCGCTGCCAGTGTCCGATCCACGGAGGCAACGATTTCAACTGTGTCCTATACAAAGGCGACCGCGGATACTACTGCCATGTTTGCAAGTCCGGCGGCGACGTTATTAAGTTTGTCCAGGAATATCACAAATCGTCATTTAAAGATGCCGTATCGTGGTGTAACGACGCATTCCGCATGGGTCTGGACCTGGAAGGCCGCATTGATCCATCCGAAGCTAAACGCGCCGAAAATGCCCTTAAAATGCGAAAAGAAGCACAGGCGTTCGCTGCATGGAAAGATAGGATGCAGTTTGACCTGGCACTGACTGCCAGCCAGATTGTCGACATGCTGGAGGACCAGCGTGATCGAAACGTTCCGAAGACGCCGGATGAACCATGGAACAAACTATTCTGCCAGGCAGTCATACTGCTTCCGGCTGCAAAAAGATTCGCCCAGGATTGTATGTTCGACTGCGTAAGAAAGGAGTGAAGCCATGAAAGTTTATATCAGCGTGGACCGGAAAGGAATCGAGTACACGTCCGACAATGGATACCGCGGTGTGCTATGTGGAGAAAGCACGATGATTATTTATGATCCCGGAGGCAAAGAAGTAGTTCATACGTATTTCCGGGCAGCGAATACCCTGGAAGAACTGCGTGAAATCGTTGACACTATGCCAGAATTTATGGAATCTCTGAACCGAATGATGTCCGGCAAAGAAGGGAAGTGAAAATATGAAAATTCGTGCATGGTTGCACAGCAGCCTTGATGGAGAAGAATCCTATGTTGACATTGAAATGAATGACAACGCATCGGATGATGAAATTAACAGAGAAGTAAACAACATTGCGGAACAGTATTATGCGGACGAGTCAGAATGGGAAATCATTCACGATTGAAACAAATAACTAACGGAACGGAAGTGATGAAATGATGACATTAAGCGATGAAGAAGACAAGGAACTCCAGGAACGTCACGAAAGAGTCGGAAAGAAATGGCTGAAGCTGAAACCAAAAGCGAATAACTGCCCAGATTGCGGATCATGCATAACAGGACTGAATGACAGACTTCTGCACAGATGGAAACGGTTTTATCTGGAATGTGAAAACTGCCATTGGTGTGGACAGAGTATGCCGACAATCAGACTTGCGGTATGGATTTGGAACAAAGATGGCGGTAAACAATATGAAACATAAACCACAGTTGGAAAGGTCGGTGAAGTGGGAATGAATGACCCGTATGAAAAAGCATGGGAATCCATAGGAAAGGCACTATCGACACAATCAAAGATGGTTCTTTGGATTGCTGAACGGACTTTATCTGCAAAGGATTTTAAGGAGTTTGTAGATGAGTTCGCAAAAAAGCCAAAGGACAATAAAGACGAACTACTTGATTTTATACGCAAGGAAGATCAGTGAAGTGGGAATGGCCGGAAAAAGTAATTGGAAATACACAGAAAGGGTGCGTGACATGGAAAAACAAAGGACGGAACAAACCGCAAAGGCTGAAATGGTTGGCATAGAAGGTAGCGCATGGTATTGGTGGTTTGTGTGTGAAGGTTGTAGAAGCATTATAAATGTGGGACAAGAAATTTGCCCGTGTTGTAAAAGACGGTTGATCTGGACACGATAAAGCCGGAGGCCATATAGGTCACTCCGGCATACCACAAAAATATTATAGCACACACGCTTAAATATGTAAAATACATAGCACAATCATTCAATGGAGGAAAAAATGGGCGAAGAACTTGAACTCGGAAAGCTATTCATAAAAAACGATGACGGAACTTTTTCCGAACTCATGGGCGGAATTGTCGATTGTTCAATATTTGAAGATTCCGTGCAGAGCCTTGATTATGGAGCCGAATACTTCCAGGTTCCCAGCGAATTATCCGCAACCCTTGTAATGTCTCACCGCCAGCGGCGTGAATTCGACAAGATGCTGCGCAGATCCATCTGGCATTACGTAAGAACCGTACGCAGATTTATACGTTTAAAAGAAAAGGTTAGACGAAACATGTTGAAATGTTCCGGATAAAATAATAATATCATCAATAAAGAAAGGTGATTTATATGTTTGAACAACTTGAGTTCGGACTTGACGGAATAATAAAAGATAAAGTAAGTCTTTCAATTCAAAGGCTGAAAATGTTTGAACCAGATGAAGGATATTATGTAGCTTTCTCTGGTGGCAAGGATTCGCAGTGCGTTTATCATCTCTGCAAAATGGCAGGTGTGAAATTTGATGCCCATTATAATGTAACATCTGTTGACCCTCCGGAACTTGTACATTTTATCCGGACTCATTACCCGGATGTGATTTTTGATTATCCGCATGATTCATGTGGAAATGTCGTCACCATGTGGAATCTTATTCCCAGGAAATGTATGCCGCCGACCAGGCTTGCTAGATTCTGCTGCGAAAAACTAAAAGAATCAAACGGAAAGTATCGCATTACCGTCACAGGTGTAAGACGTGAGGAAAGTTCTAACAGAAAAAATAACCAAGGTGTCGTTACAATCCCGAGTCCAGGAAAAAAAGTTATAAAATACCTTGATCAAAACAACGCGAATTATACAGTCACTCCGAAGGGTGGACTAATTCTCAATTACGACGACTCTGAAAGCGCCCAGATGATTACACACTGCGTTCGTACGACAAAGCGCCTGGTAAATCCGATCTATGACTGGACGGAAGAAGACGTGTGGAACTTTTTGAACAGCAACGGGATTGAACATTGTTGCCTGTATGATGAAGGTCTTACGCGTCTTGGTTGTATCGGCTGCCCAATGAAAAGGGTCCATAAACAGAAAGAAGATTTCGAAAGGTGGCCAAAGTACAAAAAAATGTATCTGAAAGCTTTCGAAAGAATGCTTGAGGAAAGAAAAACCAGGGGATTTCCAAGCGAAAACTGGGAGACGCCGGAAGATGTCATGCGCTGGTGGCTTGGAGAAGAAGAACAAAGGAGTTGATAAAATGTCAAATAAATTTGATTTCTCCAGCTGGCTGAATAATCAACTGCAGGTGTCCGGTATGGATGTGCTTGACCTGGAAGTTGCTAGCGGACTTTCTCGTCCGACGATTAGCGGGTATCTTAAAGGAACACTGTACCCGTCCATGTATTCCTTTAACCAGATCCTGGACGCGTTCGGAAAGAAATTCTCCATCGTTGACAAGGATACGAAACTGGTAGCAGATGATGAAAAGTATGAAAAGGTGATGAAAGGACAGGCCTGCTGCATGAAAAGCACACGCGACGATCCATTCCAGGAATGCGATAAATGCCCCTACAATGACGTCAGCGTAGTTATGCAGGACTGCAGATCCGTCCTGTGCCAGGAAACGCTGGAGGTTCTTATGGAATTCTTCGGCGCGCTGAAACCTTAACAGTTTTTTAATGTTCCAAATACTACGAAACGTGTTATAATTATAACAATCGTAAATAAGGGAGGCGTCGAATGACGAGTGAAAGTGTTTGGAAACCAGAAGAATACGCCGCATACCACAAACTTGTTTTTAGAACAGTGTTTGATTTTCTCAATGCGCATTTCCCGCCACAGGACGATCCGGAATGGTGGAAAAAGTTTTCCGAAGATACGTCTGCAGCCAGCTACAGCGTGAAGGGTGGTCCTCTCGCGGACGGAATGCTCCTGGCAATCGGTGACTACTTAGAAGAAGAAATGAAGAAAAGGAGAGTAAGCAATGAACAAACTGATACTTGACACAATCCCTGGCGGAGGAATGGGCATGGACACCAAGAGAATCTCCGGGTTCCAGGAAGGTGAACTGGCGGAACTGAAAGCAATGCCGCACGGAGAAGCAGAACAAGCGTTGCTGACCATGCTGGACGAAAGGAACGACGGCTGCGGGACCTTTTACCACAACGGATACGGCGTATACGGTGTGTGGTTTGACAACGAGTTTGCCTATATCAACGTCGGCAAATCGTGCGACTGAGGAGGATCCAATGCTTCCAAAGTTTACGATTATCCCGACGGATGCCGGCGGATACGCAGTGTACATGAACAATGATGAACTGTGCGGCGTCACTGCTGTGCATATAGACATGGCAGTAAACGAAATGCCAAAGGTCCAGCTGGAATTCCTGGCGCGAGAAATTACGGCAAACCTGCCGGAGGCGGAAGTGCAGGAAAAACGCGAATAAAGACTACATAATGTAGGAGGTAAACATGGCAAAAAACAAAGTATATGTTGTCACAGCCGGCGATTATTCGGACTATCACATTGAGAAGGTATTCTCCTCAAGGAGTGTGGCGAATCTGTACTCCATGCTGGATGGAGATCGGCAGGTCGAAACATATGAAGTCGACAGCGTAGACGTCGACGTGAATAAACCGCTCATAAAGGTCACATATAACTTTGGCTGGATGAACTGTGTCTGGGATATTGAATTCGCGTCAAAAGAAATTAAGCCAAGCATCAAGGTTGGAGGATATCCGGAATATGCATTTACATTCACGCTGAATCTTTCCAATAGACGCATCTACCAAGCTATTATGCGATCTGGAAAGCACAGCAAACTGATTGAGAAAATAGCGCAGGATAAGCTTGCTGCATACCTGTATGAGCATGAAACAACCAAAGAAGAGATCGTTAAGAAGCATAAAGAAGAACTGGCGAAACGCTTTGGTTGGCCTATTGCATCCTCTTCCTCTAACGCGTCACTCAGCGTTGTCAATGAAGATGTAGCAAAGCAACTGAAGCAGCTTATCAGTGAAGGCCAGCCGCTTCCGGACCTGGCCGGTCTGCACGGCATGATCGCACAGGCGAAACAGGAGAAGAAAGAATGAGACAGTACTGCAGGTATTGTTCGCACTGTTTCGCTGCCGACGACTACAGGTGTGGCAATCATCCGGAAGGCAAGGAACCACACTGGACGCGGGAACAGATAAACAGGCCAAACAACTGCCCTAATTTCGATCTCTCGCCGCTTGGAGACGTCGACACCGGGAAAATGTACGTCCCGCGCAGTGAACGCCAGGAAACAGTGCTGGAAGGCCAAATAAAGATGGACCTGGAAGGAGGTGAAAACATTTGAGTGAAGCAACCCAATTGATTCCCAACTGGACCTATGAAGACTTCCTTACAGATCGTCCATATGAGTGGTTGTACCAGCAAAAGGACAACAAGTTCATGCTGCAGATCCTGCTCAATAAAATGCAGGCTGTTGCAAAGGATCTGAAATTCACCGGGTTCATGAAGACATGGAACGCCTACGTGGAATCCAAGTCCCCGAAGGCGACGATCCTTGGCAGCAACCAGACCATGTTTCCCGGGCAGCCGGCCCAGCTGGACTGCGGATTATACAATGCCGACGAGTTCGGCGTCTCCAGGCTGAATGAAATGGGAGCAGAGGTCGAGGTCATATCCCATCCGCTGATGCCTGTGAAACGCGTCACAAACATAGAGACCTTTGAAGAAAAGCTGGAGATCGCATATTGCCGCGGCCGGGATCCGTGGAAATCACTGACTGTTTCCCGGGAACAGCTGGCTTCCGCGCAGAAGATTATCGGATTATCTCGCCAGGGTGTCGACGTCAACTCGGAGAATGCCAAGGAAGTCGTCCGGTATATGTCAAAGCTTGAGAGTCTCAACTATGACAACCTTCCCAGGCAGAACTCAGTATCTCACATGGGGTGGTTATCAGACGGACAGTTTATGCCGTATGTCGATGGCGTCAGTTATGACGGAGAGAGTCCGGAGATGATGCGTATGTATGGCTTGTTGAAACCGTCCGGAGACAGATCCGCTTGGTTCGACCTGGCAAAGCAGGTACGTGCAGAAAACTCCGTGCCGGCCAGGATCGCGCTTGCTGCAGCCTTTGCCGCTCCGCTGGTTAAAATCCTCGGCGGCCTGCCGTTCTTCGTACACCTGTGGGGTGAGACAGGCTGCGGTAAAACCGTCGGACTGATGCTGGCGGCCAGCGTATGGGGATATCCGGATTCCATGGACGGATATATCAAGCAGTTCAGCGGAACCAAGGTATCATTTGAAATGTATGCTGCCTTCTGCTGCAATATCCCGGTCCTGCTGGATGAACTCCAGGTCATCAGCGACCGGAAAGGTTTCGACGATATCGTATACATGCTCTGCCAGGGATCCAACAAGGGCCGCGGCGCCAAGGACGGCGGCCTGCAGATTCAGAAAAGCTGGAACACATGTATCCTCACAACCGGAGAAATGCCGATCACGCAGAGCAACTCCGGCGGAGGTGCTGTTGCCCGCATCATAGAGGTTAACTATGGTGGGGTCCCGCTGTTCAAAGATGCCCGCGCCACAGCAAATGCGCTGAAGGGAAACTATGGATTTGCCGGTCCGGAATTCATCACCCTGCTCCGGGATGACAGCATCAAACGAGCGCTTTCATCCCTGCAGAAGAAATTCTACACAGAACTGATCGAAGCAGACATCCAGGATAAGCAGACACTATCCGCATCCATCCTGCTGGCAGCCGATGCTCTCGCAACGAAAGGTATCTTCAAGGACAACCGCGCGCTGACCGTTGACGACATCAAACCGTTCCTGGTTACACGGTCTGAAACAGACGTGAACCTTAGATGTTACAATTGGTTAATCAGTTTTTGCGCTGCAAATCCGCGCAAGTTCGACAGTGCTGACGCATCTATCGGTGAGGTCTGGGGCCAGTACAAGGACGGATACGTCGCGATCAACAAGTCCATTTTTGAGGAGATGCTCAAGAACAAGGGATTCTCGGCCAGCGCGTTTGTGGACTGGGCCAGGCGGAAGGACATGCTAAAGTGTCAGTTCTATGGCAAGGGAAATAAGAACAATCGTCCAACCTGGCCGGTCGTCGTCAACGGAAAGCAGATCCCGCACTACTGGATCAAACTTCCGGAAGAAGAAAAGACAGAAGAGGAGAAGTACAAGGAATATGTCGCAGTGGAAGACCCGGATATGCCGTTCTGAATTATTTACGGTGTTTACGGTGTATTTACGGTACACCGTAATTCGTCTAAGCCTTATATTTCAACGGGTTGAAGGGTGCCGTTACGGATTTTACGGTCTAAAAGGATATACACCCTATATATATGACGTATAAAAAATTAAAAATAGGCAAGCGCGTTCGCGCGCGTAAGAGCAAAAACACACCGTAAAATCCGTAAAATCCGTAAATGACATACCGCAAACCATTGTAAATCAACACGCACAGAGTTTTACGGATTTCAAAACACACCGTAAAAAAATTACGGATTTCGTAAAAAAGAGGTGAAAACATGTCAGTTATGATCGCAATCCCCTGTATGGGTACAGTACCAATTCAATTCGTCGAGTCCCTTTTGAACCTTCAGAAACCGGAAGGCACGAAGGTGTGCTTCAAATCCAGTTCGCTGATCTATGACGCCCGCAACCTGCTGTCACTCACTGCCATCGAACAGGGATTTGACTACATCATGTGGATGGATTCCGATATGACCTTCCTTCCGGATACAATACCGCGCCTGCTGGAAGACATGAACCATCCGCACATCGACATGGTGTCAGGTTTGTATGTGAAGCGTACGTTCCCGGTCAAGCCTGTTATCTACCAGTCCGTTCGTCCTCCGGTACCGGATGAGAATGGGATCCCGCAGATCCACATTGAAGAATACATGAATTACCCCAGAAACCAGATGTTCACGATTGAAGGCTGCGGTTTCGGCTGCGTCATGACATCCGTCAAACTTATCAAGGCAATATGGGATCGCTTCGGGCCTGCATTCTCTCCATACCCCTGGGCCGGTGAGGACGTATCATTCTGCTACCGCGTGAACCAGCTGCTGGAACACGACGATCTGTACAGCGGACACATCTGGTGCGACAGCCGCGTCAAGTGCGGACACATCGGCCAGTTCCTGTTCACTGAAGACATGCTGAAAAGAGGTGATGACCATTGAGCAAAAAACAATTACCCAATACCCCTACGAAAGATCTCGTCCGGAAGCTTCGCCTCATGGGTGAGTCCGGCGGAATGCTCACTCGCGACCGGCTGCGTGTAGTTCTGGAATCCGCGGATCGTCTGGAAGATCTCGATGAACGCGTCGCCATCATGATGGAAACATCTGAAATGCCAGCCATTATCGAGCAAACGCCATTCCAGGAGGTGACCAGCCATGAGAGTTGATCGTTCCAAATCATCGCAGTGGTGGAAGGGTACAGCTACCCATATGTGGCGTGTGTACTTTGCTCTGGAACGTGACGGTTTTGTATGGGAAAATCTATCCACACCGGACCGTAAGATCTATGCGATCTGCCACCACCTGTTCCTTAAGAAGTTCGTCGCAACAGACCAGGCGATTCTGCGGATGTACTTTACTTCCCATTGGGGGGATGACAGATATGCTGTGGAAAACTACTCCGCACATACAGGCATACCTACACCAGTGATCTGGATGGTTGTTAACCGGGCAAATCGCAGGGTCATGGAAGAAACAGGATTCTTGGAAAAGAAGGAGGATGGTACGGATGATTGACGCAATCCACACAAAGCCAGGCGAAAAAATCGTTGTCTACTTCGCAACGCGGAACCTGTATGACATGTGTCCGGCCGCATACAACTCACTGCTGCAGCATAACCCGGATGTGCATGTCTATCTCATGATCGAGGACGACACGTTCCCCCTGGTGCATCCGGATAACGTCACGATCATCAACATCGCGGACCAGACATTCTTTCCCAAGGATGGCCCGAACTTCCGCAGTCAGTACACGTATATGGTCCTCATGAAGGCCGCAGTACCCAAGCTTTTCCCGGACGCGGATCGCTCACTCCTGCTGGATATCGACACCATTGTGAACGATGATATCTCATTCCTCTGGCAGTTTGATATGACTGACGCATACTACGCGGCCGCCACTGAGATCGGCATGACCATGAAAGTCGGGTATTATTACTCTAACTTCGGCGTGGTCGTTCTCAACCTGGATTACCTCCGCAGTACCGGTATGGACGATAAGATCATCAACGCGCTGAACACCAGGTATTACCAGTACAATGAGCAGGACGCGTTCAATGAACTCTGCGGTACCGACAATTTCATTGAACTGCCTAACAGCTACAATGATAATTCAAAGGTATGCAACCTCACCGGGAAACCAGAACATTCCATAATCTCTCACTTTGCCTGCCTCAAGTCCTGGTGTCATTTCCCGGAAGTCCGCGATGCTACGCTGGCATCCGTCATGTATCCACGGATTGTTGTATATTCCGGCAACCGCGGATACTATAAGAACATGGTCGCCGCGGCAAAGTCTCTGCTCTATCATTCCCCGGTTGATAAGATCTATTTCCTCATTGAGGACGATACCTTCCCGGAACCGCTCCCGGATCTCATTCAGTGCATCAACGTATCGCACCAGAATATATTCCCACTGGATGGTCCGAACATCAACTGGTACTACTCCTACATGACTACCGTCCGCGCCGGCCTCACCCGGATCCTCCCGCCGGATACGTCACGCGTCCTCTGGCTGGACTCCGATACCGTCGTTGTCGACGATATCTCATCAATATGGAACTATGACATTACTGACTATTTCTACGCGGGTGTCGTTGATATCTTCACAGGTGGCCTTATCGTGGATCCGTACTACAATGCCGGCGTCATGCTCATGAACCTCGACCTCTTCCGTTCGACCGGTATGGATCAGCGCGTGATTGATGAGATTAACACAACTCACTACCAGCACCTGGAACAGGACGTGCTCAATAAGTTTTGTGCCGGTAAAATCCTCCAGATTCCGTCAACCTACAACGCCGCATTCATATCTGCAAAGTGTTCGTATCCTAAGATCAAACACTACCTGGACCGCGCAAAGGCAGAACTCCCGGCAGCACAGCAACCGTATACGTCAATGCCATGGACGGATATTCCGTTCGCAAACATGAAGGAAGGTGAATAATTTGTACCGCTTTGACATCATTAACCACTTTATCAAGGCCCGCAACTATCAGTCATACCTGGAAATCGGTACCCTGTATGGTGCGTCGTTCAATAACGTCCACTGCCCAATCAAGGTATCCGTCGATCCAGATCCCAACACACACGCTACCCACCATCTGACCTCCGACGCCTTCTTTGAGCAGTTCCCAGACGTTCACTTCGATATCGTATTCATCGACGGACTCCACGAACGGAACCAGGTGTACCGCGATATCCATAACTCGCTGCAGTGTCTCAATCCAGGCGGCGTGATTGTCCTGCATGACTGCCTGCCGACCTCCGAACGGATGCAGGAACATCATACCGAATCACAGTATGGTGAACCGTGGACCGGAGACGTCTGGAAGGCATTCGTGAAGGCCCGTACAGAACTGCCATATGAAATGTATGTCGTAAACGACGACATGGGTTGCGGCGTGATTGACACGACGTTCAAAAAGGTGACGAAAACGAACGACCTGCCGACTGATATGGACGACATGACCTATCAGCAATACGTCGAGAACCTCGGAACCTGGATGAACGTGAAGGGAGGTGTCATCAGTGCCGGATAAGAACGGAACAGGTGTATCCGACGATCAGATCCGTGAAGTCGTGAAGAAAAAACGTAACCGTGGGTCCGACTGGATGAAGGATCTTACCGCGGAAGGCGTCGGTATGGCACCGGGCGAGAACGCACGTTACGTACGACACGCACTCGCATCATGGAACCTGCCACCAATCGATATATCTGACCCTGTACAAGTACAGAATCGAATTGGCGAGTACTTTGAATACTGCATCAAGAACGATCGCAGGCCACAAATCGTCGGCATGTGTAACTGGCTTGGGATATCCAGACAGGCGCTGAATGAATGGGAAAATGGGGTCACGCGGGCCGCCACACACGGTGACATAGTTAAAAGAGCGCGGTGTCTGATCGAAGAAATGTGGGCGGATATGATGATGACCGGGAAGATCAATCCTGCGTCCGGGATCTTCCTGTCAAAGAACTGGTTCAACTATAAAGACGTCGCGGATGTCGTGGTCACTCCGAACAATCCGCTGCAGGGAATGAGTGCAGACGACGCAAGGAAACGTCTGGCAGAAGCGATACCAGACGACGAATAACAAAAGCGGGCACGGGAATGACTCCTGTGCCTGCTTTATATATACTACTTTTACGGAATAATATAATATATATATACTAACGACGTGACAGGTTGCTCCAGGGTATAAAGAAGAACAGGGGATTAACCCTGCTTCTTTTCACGGATCCACCGGTTCAGAGTCGAGAGCGATACACCATACCGGTCAGCGATCTCTTGGCAACTCATGATGTTGGCCTGGTACATTGCGTAGGCCTGGTCCCGGTCCTTATCTGTTCCGGATCGCGGCCTGCCTCCATGACGTCCTCTGGCCCGGGCAGCTTTTAGGCCTTCCTTTGTTCTTTCAGCAATTAGGTCGCGTTCAAACTGGCTTAGTGCGGACATGACTGTAAGCATCATTTTCCCAGTCGCTGTTTTTGTGTCGAGGTCTTCTTTGAGCGAGACGAGATGGACACCTAGCTGGGAAAGCTTTTCCACCATATCAAGAAGGTCCTTTGTGGAACGACTGAGCCGAGAAAAGGATTCAACGACCAATGTATCTCCAGGACGCAATGTCATTAGCATCATTTGCAGTTCTGGACGAGCGGAATGAGTGCCGGTCATTTTTTCATTAAAGATGCGTTCGCAGCCGGCCTTATTGAGAGCATCCAGCTGACGGTCCAAGTTCTGGTCTTGGGTAGATACCCGAGCGTAACCGATAATCAAATAAATCCACCTCCTTGCATAATATTATATCATAACTCTTACCATTTTGACAAGTAGAAAATGACATGGCAATTGAAATAAAATATATGCGGAAAATGGTTTTTATGCAGCAAAAAGAAGGTGCCGAAAAACAGTGTCATAGACGCTCGTCTTTGACACACGTACAATAAATGTAGAATATGGTATTTGAATGGTTTTTGACTATTAAATAATTGACTATTCGTTGCAATTTCGGATGCGGAGGCCAGAAGCATTAAGGCACAAAAAAAAAGGCCCGCCCCGGCCGGAACCGGAGCGGGCGAGAGGAAAAAATGGAATGGGTTATTCCAGGGTAATGTCTTCGACGATGTCGTCCTGGCTGTACGGTCCGAACAGTTCACCGTCCAGATCGTTGGCCTTGTCCTGGACTGCGTACTCAAAGTCTTCGTACGCGCCGTGGTCGTCGGATACTTCCTTGCGAATGATGTGGACTCCATCTTCAGCATTGATGAGAGCGGTATACAGAGTCTTTTCCATGGGTTAGTCCTCCTTCTTTCCTGTCGTGGCAGCCAGGTCCTTCCGGATCAGCTGCCGGATATAGTCTTGCTTTGACGGAACGGACTCCAGCTTGGAGATCACGTCTGCGTCTGTCTTATGGTTAAACTTAAGGTGATAAAACTTGCAGTTTGCGGAGTCGTATTTCCGTTGGGCAATGGTGCTGTTCTTTGGCATGGTGGATCCTCCTTGGTTAATAGGTGGGGACTTATTATACATCAGATCCAGGAATGAAATCAATCAGATCACCTCCTCGTTGTTTCGGTCCAGCTGTCGCTGTACTGCCCCATGGCGATCCTGGCGCCACGTTCGGTGTCGTATTCCCGGCGGAGGACCAGACCTCCGAGGCCGGTACGGATGACCAGTTCGGTCCTGCCGTTGTAGCGGGTCCGGATGCTTGCGGTGCATCCGTAGAAGTCGCGGAAGTATCTTTTCATAGTGGATCGATCCTCCAATCTCCGGCCTGGTGCCGGTTATGAGAACCGCTGTGCGGTTCCCAGGTACCGGGATCAGACTTCATCAACGATGTTGTAATAGTTCGGAGCGGCATCAATGGCCATTGTGTAGAATTGCTCATACGTTTTGCAGGATTCCCATGGAACACTGAACATGTGATGCATGTCGGATTCTCCGCCGTGATCGTCCTGGAAAAACAGGTACGCTTCAAAGCAGTGATTCCTGGACATAACGAGTATGCTGTGGTTCTCGTCAACCTGGTGTTCGGTGCAGAGGATGGTTCTCATACGGTTCATAAGTGTACCTTCTTTCTCCAGCTGGTGCTGGCTGCATGGTCCGGTTGCCCGGGCCATGAGTGCCAAGATCAGTCGAAGTATGCGTACTCCAGGTCGTAGTCGTCTGTTTCCAGGTTGGCGATCTTGACCTTTTCGGAATGGATATCCTGGTACCCGAGACCGTTCAGCCATTCAATGGTCTGGTCGGCGCGATCTGCTTCGTACAGGACAATTTCCAGGTACGCTTCGTGATTGCTGCTGGCGTTGATCGTTGCGCTGAAGGCAAGATCCCAGGTGTTCTTCCACTGCAGCACCTGGAAGAATGCCTGCTGCCAGGTGAATCCGTTTTCCTTGAATGCGGGAAACCTGGAGGTCAGCCGGATTCCGTCAAGGGTGTCGATCAGTCTCACTTTCTCCATGATTTTTTCCTCTCTTTCTCCGGTTGGTACCGGCCATGAGAGACCCGGAACGGATCTCCCAGGCGCCGAAATCAACCTTCATATTTCATCTGAGAAAGTTTTTCGTACATGTCATGCAGGTTTACTGCAAGGAACCTGGTTGGAATACTGTTCCCTGTTGCTGAGTACTTTTCTACAATTTTCTGGATCTCAAAAAGTGTAGACAGCTTAATGTGGCAGCGCGGAGAGAATCCTTTAGCTGGCGAAAGCTTCAGTTCGTAGAGCGCATCCGCAATATCCTTTGCGGAATCCGCAGGCATATCTCCCAGATCTTTCGGATCCGCTTTGGAAAGGTAGTCTTCAAGGATTTTAATGAGAAGATCCGAGAATGGTTTGTTGTTTTTGCTGAACAGCAGTTCAATCTTTGAAATGGTTGCTTTGAGCATCATGTTTTTTTCCTCTCTTTCTCCGGTGTCTGGTACCGGCTGCGACGTCCGGTTTCTCCGGGCGTCGTCTGCCGAAATCAGATTACCAGCAGCACACCTCAGCGGTCAGCGTACCGTCTTCATATTTCTGCCCGATCGCTGCGAACCGCGCCCAGGACTCAATGAAGTCTGCAAGCTTTTTATCTCCGGTTTTTTCCAGAACGGTGCTGTGCATTCTGGACTCACGCACCGGCTGTTCCAGAAGGAGATCTCTCGGATAGAAATACGTCGGAGCGAAAATCACTGAAGGATTTTTCTTTGCTCTTCGGAGTTCATTCTTGAACTTGATTGTGATCTCTGTTCTCATTGCTCGTTCCTCCTCTCAGTTCGGATATGCGTTTGCAAGTTCGTTCCAGTACGCAGCGCATTCCTGGTACAGGGTGATGTCCGGAACGAAATCTTCCGGATCGGCCTGGCGCCTGCTTTCGGCCAGTTCCAGGAGCATCTCCAGTTCGGTTGTCTTCTGTCCCCAGCATTCGGAGCAGTGGTATACATCTGCGATCCACTGACGCCAGTCGCCTGTCCGGTCACGTTCCTGCATCTTGTGGATGCAGTCAAAGTAATCCTTTGTTGTGAATCCCATTGCTTTCCTCCTATTCTTCAGCGCCTGGCGCTGACTACGGGATCTCCGGCGGAGGTCCCGTCTGTCAAGGTCAAGCTGGAATGATTGCGATGACGTCCGACAGTGCGATGGTTCTGCACTCATCCAGAATGATGTATCCTGGTTTCAGTGTTGCCGGTTCGATCTTGTTTGCGTACAAGATGCGTTGCAGCGTAGGTCCGCCGACAGTAATGATCTTCATGCTTTCGCCTCCTCTCACAATGTGACTCCGTTCCGTTCCATGGACACCAGTGCATTCCACAGCGCATCCTGTGCAGGAAGCGTGAGGTTGTCGAAGATTTCTGCGTAGTCCTTATTCTCGGAATTGAAGTACCGTTCAAGTTTCTGAAGCAGGTCTTCCTGCGTCATCTGGAATGACATGCGGTCTGTGTTCTCGTCGTCGTAGGTGAACGTGTTGCCGAAGAACGTGAAGTCAATGTCCTTGCCGTCACGTTCAAGGATGGTATCATCCTTGTGGTTGTGGGTGAATGTCATTTGCGTTTCCTCCTCTCAGAACTGTACCCAGTACTCGTCCGGCATGAATTCCAGTTCGTAAGCGCCATCTTCTGCTGGTCCATCCTCCCAATCGCTGTTGATGATTTCTTTCAGCAGCAGATCCGAAAGATTTCCTTCACCAGTCGTGCTATCGAAGACTGTCTCGCTTGTTCCTTCTCCTCCGTACACAAGGTTTCCGTGTTCATCCTCTACGTCCGGAGCGGGTGTGTACTGGATGATTCGGAGATGTGCATCCGGATGAGCTGTAATCCAGTCATGGATTGTCATACTTATTCCTCCTTCTCCAGCTGGCGCTGGCCACGGCATCCGGTGCCCGGGTGCCGTCCGCCAATGTCAGTTATCGATCGTAATCTCGATGAATTCTTCCGGGTTGTCTTCGTTGTAAACCCTTGCGGATTCAACCTCTACACGGCGCTGCCATTTGTAGAGTTCCGGATTGTCAAAGTAAATCACTCCGTCCTTTAAGGCCTTCTGTGCAGCTTTCACTGCGTTGCCTTTTCTGGCGAATTCCTTGTCAACCTTTACGCTTCGTGCGTTGCTCATCTGTCCGGCAATTTCAGTCACGTACATTTCTTATTCCTCCTTTCATGATGCGATGCAGGCGGAGGATGTCCACCACTTGATCGCTGCGTTGATCTGTTCGTCCGGGTACTTGTAGATCAGAAGCTTATTCAGATCTGCACCGTCCCGGAGGAACCCATAGCCTTTGCCTTCACGCTTCGGGTCCGGCAGCGTTTCACAGCCGGTCGCCGAGATAAGGAACCTGGACTGTTGCGCGTTCGCCGTCCGCAGGCCGAGGATCGTGCTGAAGTTGCACTTCAGCGGGGTAGGGATCGTCTGGGCCAGAATGTTCTGGCTGCAGGCAATTACATGGACCCGGGCAGCGCGTCCGATCTGGGCCAGTCTCTGCAGCAGCGGAAGGGATTCCTTCCGGACGGTTACCATCAGATCTGCCAGTTCGTCGATGATGACGTACATGTGGGATCCGTTGTATTCCCGGACGCCTTCCCGCTGCATGACGGAGAACCTACGGTTCGTCTCGTCGACGGCCCACTGGAGCGCCCGGATAATGTCCGGAAGTTCTGATGCGTACCGGGATGTGTGGGGAAGGCGCGAGTACTGCACCAGTTCCACCTTCTTCGGATCGATCAGTACGAACCGGACCTTCAGCGGGGACTGTGTCAGCAGCAGGGAATGGATGATCCCATTCAGCGCTACGGACTTCCCGCTTCCGGTGGCCCCGGCGATCAGCAGGTGCGGTTTCTCGCTCAGTTCCACAAAGGGTTCATAGAGCGATCCGCCCGGCGTCCGGTAGGCCTTCGGCATCGGATACACCATGTCTTTTTCCTCCTTCCTCAATAGGTGTCCACCTGTTTCTGATTCATGATAACATGGATTTCAGAATAGGTCAATACCTATTTCAGATTTTTTTTCGGTGACTGGCACCGACTACGACGTCCGGTCTCCCGGGCGCCGTCTGTCGAGGTCAGTTCAAGCCTCCTTTCCTTCGTATTCCATCCACACCCTTCCATGCCTCCGGCCTTCCGGCGGAATGAACGGTGTGCAGGGGATGACATCCTTCAGATGGTACAGCCATTTCACTTTCGTGTTCGGCTGCCAGTCGTAGGAAGACCCGACCGGGATCCAGGTCTGCTCCAGGTACTCGTCCCAGTCTTCCTTGGAACGGACCGAGATGATCTGATCGATCACTGCGTAGGCCTTCACGATCGGTCGTCCGTGACCGGTCTCAGCCAGGAGGATCGGTTCGCCGAGGAACCGGCCGAGTGTGTTCCTGTTGCGGGTCTCATACTGTTTGAGGTATGCAATGATATCATCCACAAAGGGTTCCTTCCGACAGTTGATGAAGATGATCGGCAACAATTTGCTCACCTGCTTTCTCCGGTGTCTGGCACCGGCTATGATGCCCGGCCGGAGCCGGACACCAGGTGCCGAAGTCAGATGTACAGCTGTGCATCAGCAATGTTCATGAAGTCGTCCAGGTCGAGCAGGTAGTACTTTCCGGATCGCTGACCCTGTGCGATGACCTGGCCATCGTCGACGTCGTCGATGTTGAAGAGGACTTCTTCATTCCAGGCCTCAAGGTATGCGGATCGGGTTCCGTTACCGACGTCGGTGGTTACGATGCTCTGGTAATCATCCATGTCAGTCACCTCCATCCGGCCACCTGTGCGATCTCCTGGACGTCTCCGTCCCGGGACAGCTTCCAGTGGATGTAGGCTCGGCAGAAGTCGGCCCCGGCGAAGCGCATCTCTTTCGGAGCGCGACCGCCGAGTACGTACCCGGGCATGTACAGGTCTTCCATGGCGGAGGCGTATACCTCGTTCTCGACCGACTCCAGGCTGTTCGGAAGGTCTTCCAGGTGTCCGTCCTGTAGGCTGTTGTAATGCCCGCCGACGATCCAGTTGATGGCGTAGCGGATGTTCCGCATTGCGATCCTCTCATGACCGGTGCGTTCGCCTTTTCCGCGGCCTTCATATACGAACTGTTCCATACTGCTTTCCTCTCTTTCCCCAGTGTCTGGCACTGGCTGCGATGTCCGGAGCGAATCTCCGGGCATCGTCTGTCAATGTCAGCTACAGGTCGGCAGCGTCACCTCCTGGATTATTTCTTCGTTTAGGATGTCCGCCAGGAAATCTTCGAAGGTCCAGTCTTCTACGTTCTCGTCTCCCCAGAACTCTTCGTACTGGGAGCGGAAGAAGCTTTCGTAGTAGTACCAGTTGGCCTCTTTGTCGTAGTAGACTTTCTGGTATTCGACGTCGATATACAGCGTGTTGTCGACGCAGTAGACCAGGAGCGGTTTCTGCTTGGCGATCGCTATCGGTATGACGTCTTCCGTTCCGGAGAAGATGACCTTCTGTGACAGTCTGTCGTAGACCTTGACAGCACCGGATACCGGTACGTGTTCGACAATAATGTCTTCCATATTTTTCCTCCTTCTTCAGAACCGGACTGGTTCTGACCGGAGCGTCCGGAGCGGATCCGGGCGCTGTGCGTCAGCATCAGTTGTTCCGGTACAGGTAGTCATAGACTTGTTCCTTGGCATCAAGCCAGGCCAGTTCATTGCGGTCAACCAGGTCTGTCAGCGGAGCGAATCCGGTCATGGCAGAGATGTCTGGCTGGCTGTCGTCGTACTGTGTCCAGTCTTCCATGATTCTGTCCTCCTGCTTTTATTCGGGGCCATGCCCCTGTCCTGCATCCACCGGAGCGGGTGCAGGACAGGAGGCCCGCCGGAGCGGGCCGGTCCTGTTAGGTGATTCGGAGCGGCCGGGATTCGGAGGCCTTGCTGAAGCGGGCTGCGATCTCGGGCAGTTCCTTCTTCAGCGCCGTGGTATCCACCCGGGTGCTGACCACCGTCTTGTAGGTGACCTTGTATGGACCGAATACGCCGGTCTCGGTGTCGCCAAGAGCGGCCTTGACCTTGTCCGCGGCGGCCTCGATGGCCGCGTCCAGTTCCTCGCGCATCCGCTTGAGTTCCTGGAGTTCGTCGATGTCGTGAATGATCGCCTCATTGTTACCCATTGTTTTTTCCTCCTGTTTTTTATTCGGGACTGCGTCCCGGGTCTGAATCCACCGGAGCGGGTTCAGAACCGGAACGGCCGGAGCGGATCCGGCCGGCCCTGTTAGTGTGCGTTGACATGAGCGGATTCCTGGAACGGACAACCATGACCGGAGCGGAGGCAGGCATCGCAGTTTCCCGGGCAGGCCCAACTATCCGGAGCGGGTTCCATGCCTTCCATGATGCATGTGAACGTAGCGAACCCGTACGGGTTCGGGCAGTCCATGCCATTCCAGATGGAATACATGACGGACAGGTTAGACGGAACGGATTTTTTCGTTCCGCCATGCTTCCGCACCCATTCATTGACGGCGTAGTAATTTTTTGTGTATGTCCAGAATATCCAGTCCGGATGCCATTTTGCGATCCGTACCATCCAGTCAAAGTATTCCACGCTTAGAATGTCACCGGAGACATGCCACCGGAAGAACTTGTGTGTACGCTTTTTGTTGATGTAGTTGTTAATCAGCATCATGGTTGCTGGCATGTTCTTCCGCATGAGTGCTGTATTTTCAGACCTGGCCTTCCGGACGTTCTCATATTGCCAACAAGCCTTGATGTCGTAGCAATAATTGATACACTCGGAACAGTTTGCGCAGGTGTATCCGGGCGCCATGCTGAAATTGTGTGTACGTCCGATCTTTCTATTGCCGGTTGAGATATGTAAACGCAGGTCTTCATATCTCATGGACATGTACTTTTCAATCAAGTCACCTAATACAGCAAGAATCTTTCTTAGTGTCTCTTTTGCGTACTTCATTTTTCAATCCACCTTTTCATATATTCGCCTTGACAGGCGTCTAGAAAACACGTTGCCATGCTCTCTAGACGCCTGTCATGCTTGCACATGACAGGCGGAGGAAAAAAAGCAGGTACATTCTTTTTCATGGCGTTGTTGTGCGGGCTTAAGACGAGACCCATTACGTCAAATCCGGAAAAGCCCGGATCCGGGGCTGCATAGCCCCTATGTCTTGCGCTTGTCGGGCGCGCCGGGAAATGCAGGGGGACGCGACCCCCGCAGGCTTGCCTGTGTTCGTACCATGGTTATTTACTTTTCAATGTTCGTCCCTTCCCGGTTTTCCGGGGGCCGGGCGTCGGTCTTTGTCGGGGTTGGTCCGCCTCCCGGCGTGGCCCCTGTTCCTTTTGACACCTGTATTGTATCATGGCTATATGGCCATATCAAGTTGAAAAACAGGCAATATCGGGCGATATCGGGCGATATCGGGCAAAAACAGGAAAAATCATATATAAATCTTAATCATTCTAATTTATTCTAAGTTATTCTCAATTATTCAAAGTTGTTTGATTTTCCTGCGTCCTCCTGCGTCCTCCTGTATCCTCCTGCGTCCTCCTGCGTCCTCCTGTATCCTCCTGCGTCCTCCTGCGTCCTCCTGTATCCTCCTGCGTCCTCCTGTATCCTCCTGCGTCCTCCTGCGTCCTCCTGTATCCTCCTGCGTCCTCCTGTATCCTCCTGCGTCCTCCTGCTGCCTCCTGCTGCCTCCTGCTGCCTCCTGCTGCCCCCTGCTGCCTCCTGCTGCCTCCTGCTGCCCCCTGCTGCCTCCTGCTGCCCCCTGCTGCCCCCTGCTGCCCCCTGCTGCCTCCTGCTGCCCCCTGCGATCAAAAAAAATGGGCTGGCCCCGGCTCCATTTTCCCGGACCTGGAGCCATTTTCCAAAAAATGGAAACTCCCCCGGGGGGAACAGGCGACAACGTGACCGGTGGAAGTAACCCCCTTCCGCGCCGAAAAAATAAAAAAGGCTATATTGCTATTTACAAATAAGGCGTTATGTGCTATCTTATATAAAAAAAGGAGGGATTGTTGATGGGAAAGAACGAAACGAAAGGAATGGATAATAAAGAAATTTTACGTGCGGCGATGCGGGAGCGGAATATGACGCAGATGAAGCTTGCGGATCATCTTGGGATGCTGCAGTCGTCCGTATCCGGGAATTTGAATCGTCCGCGGATGGGACTGGACGTGTTTATCAAGATTCTTGACGCGATGGACTATGACGTTGTAGTTGTGGACCGTGCCAGCAGAGAGGTCATGTGGCAGGTGAAGAAGTAAATGAACATGAGCCAGGAAGAGAAGGAACAGCTGGTAGAGAAGGTAACGGACCTATCGTTGCGGGACGTATTGCAGCGGGAGGACAGTATCGAGATCATGGAGGTCTGCAGGAAGGCGTGTGATCGTCGGATCAGCGAGATTGAGGAACGAGTCAAGCCGGCCGGGACCGTACAATGACTGGAGGTGGTACAGATTGCTTGCGCTGATAGCAATGGCGCTGGTTGTGTACTGGATTATTGAGAGATTTGGAGAGAGCGCAGGCGCCTTAGCGATTGGGATTATCATATTGTTTCTGATCGTGATGTTTTGCAAGGCGTGGTCTGATGACAGCAAGGCGTATGCGAACAGGGTAAAGTACTGGAAAAAGCAGAAGTAAGAGACGCATTATTGCGGGGATGGTCCGAGAGGCCTGTTCCCGTTTTTTTATTGGAGTGTGTCATGAGAAAATCATCTATAAGGATTGATGGGAAAGATTACAGGTTGAAGGCATGCCCTTTTTGCGGGAACAATTTGCTGCAACTTGTGGAATACAAACCGGACGGTGTACGAAGATTTACAATAAAGTATGCCGTGCTGTGCAATTATGAATTTGGCGGATGTGGTACAGAGAGCGGGCACTACAAGAGTGCAGAGGAAGCATTTGCCAATTGGAATATGCGTAAAGGGAAGTGAGCCTTTGAACGAGATTGAACTGATCCGGCGGAGCATTGAGTTGCATCCGGAAGATCCGAGTGTATACAGAGACGCACTGGCCATTCTGTATGATGGGATTGAGGCCGGCCGGACGGAACTGCACAAGGAGAACCGTGAACTGCGGAGGAAGATCGGTGTGCTGCTTCGGCGACCGGAACTGCCGATGTCGACGCTGGACCGTCTGAACGATACGTACTGGAAAAGTATGCTTGTCGACGCGCCGGTGGATTTTGACGCGTATTGCCAGTACCTGGAAAAGAACCGTGATCCGCGGAAGAGGTTTTATCTGCCGAGGCGGAAGCAGCTGTTGCCGGTGGTGAATGGGATCCAGCGACTCATGGATGATTGCCTGGATATTCTTGGGATCAGTCTGCCACCTGGCGTCGGGAAGAGTACGCTTGCAATATTCCTGTTGACGTGGGTCGCAGGGAGGTGGCCGGAGGAACCGAATCTGACAGGAAGTCACAGCAACGCGTTTGTGCGCGGGGTATATGATGAATGCCTGCGAATTTTTGATAAGAGCGGGGAGTACCTGTGGCAGGACGTGTTTCCGGGGATTGGCGTGTCAGACACGAATGCGAAGGATCTGCGCATTGACATCGGGAAGCGGAAGCGGTTTGAGACTCTGGAGTTTACATCTATTGGCGCCGGGAATGCAGGTTTGTACCGGGCCGGGAGGCTGCTGTACTGTGATGACCTGGTGTCCGGACTGGAAGTGAGTCTGTCAAAAGAGCGGCTGGATAAGCTATGGGAGACGTACACAACAGACCTGCGGCAGCGTAAGATCGGCGACCATTGCAAGGAACTGCATATTGCTACCAGGTGGAGTGTGAACGACGTAATCGGCCGCCTGGAGAGACAGTATGAGAATTCGGACAGGGCGGAGTTTATCGTGGTGCCGGCATTGAATGAGAATGATGAAAGTAATTTTGAGTATTTGTTTGGCGTCGGGTTCAGCACGGCGTTTTATCATGAGCAGCGTGAGGTCATGGACGACGCGTCGTGGCGCGCACTGTACATGAACCAGCCGATCGAGCGGGAAGGCCTGCTCTACGATCCGAGTGAACTGCGGAGGTACTTTGAGTTGCCGGAGCGCGAACCGGACGCGATCCTGTGCGTCTGTGATACGAAGGACCGCGGAAAAGACTACTGTGCGATGCCGATTGCGTACCAGTACGGGCAGGATTACTACATTGAGGACGTGGTGTGCGATAACAGCAATCCGGAGATTGTGGAGCCGCGCCTGGCCCAGAAGTGTGTCCAGCATAAAGTGCATATGGGACAGTTTGAATCGAACAGTGCCGGCGGCCGGGTGGCACAGACTGTCCAGGAGAAGATCCGGGAGATGGGCGGCAGGACAAAACTGACTACGAAGTACACGACGCAGAATAAGGAAACAAAGATCATCATGGCGTCTCCGTTTGTGAAGGAACATTTTCTGTTTAAGGATGACAGTGTCGTGAAGGATAAGGAATATCGTAGGTTTATGAACTTCCTGTGTTCCTGGACCATGGCCGGGAAGAATAAGTTTGATGATGTTCCGGACGCAATCAGCCAGCTGGCAGAATATGTGCAGGGATTTTCGCAGAACCAGGTGGTCGTTTTTGCCAGGCCGTTTTGATATTTTGTGTAATTAGCACGAAAAGTAATAGAAAAAACACAAAATGTATTGACAGCAGTAAAAGCATCTGGTATGATTCATGTGACGGATACTGTCCTGTTCCTTTGAATACCCATTTTGTGGGTGACGTCACAAGGGATCACACGCAGCAGGACAGTAGGAGACGCTGAGTAGCGAGGAGAGCCGCTATTTCAGCGTCTTTTCTCATTATAGGAAAGGAGGAATCCGGTTTGGGAAAGAACCTGGAGGTCTATGACGTGACCACTGTTTCAGACACAAAACTGGATATCTCCAAGGAACTTCACGGCCGGCGGCGGATCTTTTCCGGTGAAAAAGAGATCACCCGGGAGAATGTGATTGAAGTGCTGGAAAAGGCGCTTGCAACACATGAGAAGAACCGTCGCGAAATTATTTATCTACAGAACTACGAACGCGGAATCCAGCCGATTCTGGAACGGACGAAGACGTATAATGCCGAGATCAACAATAAGGTTGTTGTGAATATTGCCCAGGAGATCACGACGTTTAAGGAAGCCGAGTTTGCCGGCGAACCGATCCAGTACGTCAGCCGGAAGGGCAATAAAGGCGTCGAAAATGACGACAAAGACATCCCGAAGAAGGTTGCGCAGGTCAATGACATGATGCTTTCGGAAGGAAAGCAGACGCTGGACCTGGAGTTAGCGCACAAGATGTTCATTGCCGGCGTCGGGTACCGGCTGGTGTGGCATGACGATCTGCCTGCGGATGAATACCTTGACGAGGCACCGTTTGAGATTGCAATCCCGGATACAGAGAACACGTTTGTGGTTCGCCGGAACGACGCGAAGAAGACGGTCCTCATGGGCGTAACGTACGTGTACAAGGATCCGCCGAACAAGGCCATTGAGTATACGGTCTACACGCCGAATGTGACCTATACGATTGAAGGCATTCCGACTTATGGGAACCCAAAGGCAAAAGGCGGCCTGGAGATCACGAACGAGGTGCATCATAACTTCGGGATGGTCTCGCTGATTGAGTACCCGTGCAACCCGGACTATATGGGCGCGTTTGAACCGGTTATTCCGCTGCTGGATGCCATTAACCTTACGGAAAGCAACCGGATGGACGGCATTGAGCAGTTTATCCAGGCGCTGATGGTGTTCGACGGCGTTGATATCTCCAGGGAGGATTTCCTGGAACTGAAGGACCTTGGCGCCATCAAGATCCCGAACAATCCGAATGGCGGCGGAAATGGCGGCCGGAAGCTGTACTATCTGAACGAGCAGTTGGACCAGAGTCAGACACAGACGCTTGTGAAGGATATGAAGGATACGGTCCTGGAGATCGTCGGAATGCCTGGCCAGGGAAATGCTTCCACGGGCGACAGCAGCAATAATGGCGCCGTGATTATGCGCAATGGCTGGTGGCATGCGGAAGGCCGCGCACAGCAGACGCAGAACATGTGGAAGAAGGCCGAGACTGAATTCCTCAAGATTGTTCTGAAGATTTGCCGGCAGACAAACACACTGGACGGACTGAAGATCTCAGATCTGGAGCCGCGGTTCTGGCGGCAGAGTTATGAGGACCTGCTGGTGAAGACCCAGTCCTTTAGTACGCTGCGGACGAGCGGTATGCCGGCCATCCAGGCGTTCAAGTTCAGTCATCTGAGCCGCGATCCGGAAAGCGATGCGATCGTTTATGACGATTACCAGCAGATGCTTGCGGACGAACTGGACCGGCTGAACGGTCTCGGTGAAGCGGATACGCTGCCGATGAAGGAAGACGATACAGTGAATCCTGCATCACCGGAAGGCGTAACGGCCCAGGCGGAAGCTGAAGGTTCATCCTCCGGTGGCGGAGGCGGAAGCCGAAAGGAAGGCCAGTGGGCGATCTGCCCGGTATGCGGAAAGAAGTTCCTCAAGCAGGAAAGCAATCAGATCTATGATTCCATTGCCTGCTCCAATAAAGCCAGGCGCGGGAACGGTATCGGGTACAGGTGATGGGCGTGAGTAATGTGAACGTCTACAGCGCCTGCGACAAGGCCATCCAGGCTATGAACCGGGAGAACCTTGAGGCATTTACAAGGCTGAAGGGACTGGATTTTGACCGGCTGAACATCATCCAGGAAGTGAAGGCTGTTTATGACCAGTCGGTCATGCGGGCCAGGAAACGGTACTATGAGGTCGGGTTTGAAGCGTACTTGCTGGCAATGGCCATGTGCGAGGTGGATCCGCAGAAAGCACAGATGATGGCGGAAATGGCCATCACGGAAGGCTGGGTTGGCGCTATCCTTACCGAACCGGACTTCATGACATTGTATCGGTTCGATACGGAAGCGGATCGGAAGGCGTACAAACTGGCAGAAGCACTGGAGATTGCACCGGACCGGTCACGGCAGATCGATCAAGCATTGAAGGCATGGAGCCAGCAGGTCGGACAGTATGCGATCAATGTGACGGATTACGCCGTGGTAGACGCTTTCCTGGATGCAGGCGTGAAAGAGATTGTGTGGGATAGTGAGAAAGATCAGCGTGTATGCCATGCATGTTATGCGCTGGACGGAAAGAAGTACAGTATTGACAACATCCCGCGAAAACCTCATCCAGGCTGCAGGTGCAGGATTTACCCGGTAATTGATTAAGGTTTCAGCGGCAATGCCGTTTGAAATAAACGTCAGAGAAGACGTATAAAACGCAAACGCAGAGAGAACTGCGATATCAAACGCGAAATAAAGATTTGTGCAGAGAAGCACGTAGAAAAAACGCAAAGGAGAAATTGAATATGGTACGCAATCGTAATGGTTTCTGGATGAGTCCGAAGTTCTTTATGAGTCCGGACGACGGTGGATCCGGCGGAGCGGAAGGAAGTCCTTCCGGTGCTGATAATGGTGCCGGCAGCGAAGCAAATCCGCCTGCAGGTGGAGACGGCGACAAAGGCGGAGAACAGGACTCCGAGGCGCTGCTGGCTCAGATTGAGCAGCTGAAGGCCGATATGGCCAAACAGAAGGAAGCGCTGGATGCTGCAACGAGTGAAGCGGGAAAGTACCGCAAGGAACTCCGGGCCAAACAGACCCAGGCAGAGATTGACGAGGCAAACAAAAAGGAAGCACAGGAGCAGCGTGACAGGGAGTTCGCTGAACTTCAGAAAAAAGTTGCCCGTGCGGAAGGTACCAAGAATGTTATGTCTCGTCTGAATGTGGACGAGGATACGGCCGGCAAGATTGCCGAATGCCTTGTCGGATGCGAGGATTCCAATAATGCCCTGCTGCTGATCCAGAAAGCATGGGATGCGCGTGAAAAGGCACTTCGCCTGGAGTTCGGGAAGATCCCCGGACCAGGAGCCGGTGGAGGCAACGAGGAAGACGCGGCGGAAAAGGCTGCGCTTGAAACAGCGAAACGGTTCGGAAAGCAGAAGGCGGATGCCGATAAGTCCGTTAAGGACGGACTGAATAGGTACATGCGGTAAAAGCTGGAAGGTTCGGCCCGGAAGGCTTGAACCGATGGACAATATTAAACTCTTTTGAAAGGAGAGAAAACGTATGAAGTTTAGTGGTACTACTGTTGGCGGCGGCGTTGAAATCCTTGCCAGCAAAGATTACCAGGCGATCCCGATCAAGGTAGCGACTCCCGGAAGTGGCACGGTTGTTAAGGCCGGTACGCCTCTGAACGCGGATGGTGAAAGCACGACCGGTTCCGGTGCCAAGGGCATTCTGCTGTATGATGTGGATACTGCGGAAAATCCCAACGGCTCCATGGTTGTGATCGGCATCATCAACGCCAAGGTCGCCCAGGAACACAGTGGCGTGTCCTACGTGGACGCTCTGTATGCCGCGCTGCCGGCCGTTATCTTCCGTGATAACATCGGCGTGAACGGAGCGACCGGATCTACCGGATCTACCGGATCTACCGGAGGTACCTAATCACATCTGTGACGACATGAAGGTGGAGGATATTCCATGAAAATCTTAATTGCCGTTCCGACCTATGAGACGATTTTCCCGGATACCTATAGGAGCATCTGGGAACTGGACAAATGCGGGCATGAAATCCAGTTTGAGTATGTGCGCGGATACGATGTGGCAACCGCACGGAACAACATTGCACAGTGTGCGCTGGACTGTGGCGCGGATTATGTGCTGATGGTGGACAACGATGTGGTTCTGCCGAAGGACGCGCTGAAACTGCTGCTGGAGGATCCCGTAGACGTATGCATCGGGTATTACGCCCACAGAGGTAACGACAACCTTTATCACGGGCGGACCTGTGCATGTAAACTCTTGCAGGAGGACGGCACGGAATATTACCACTTTCCGCTTGAGTCCGAGTATACGGCCGCAGAGATGCAGGAAATGAGGAAGGCCGGAATCACAAAGCTGGAAATTCACGGAGGCGGAATGGGATGCGCTCTGATTAAAACAGACGTATTCCGCCGGACAGAGTACCCCTGGTACGACTGGAAAAATTACGGTGACGCGAACCGTGGGATGCTGAGTGAAGACCTTTACTTCTGTGTTCTGTGCAAGATACACGGGATCAAGATTCATACGGATGTGAGAGTCGGATGCGGGCATATCCTGCGGCATGTGCAGTGGCCCGTCTGACAAAGTTTTTTCGGCCCATGGATATTACGAAAAGTAATACGGGCAACACAAAAACAGATGAAAGGAGATAAACACTATGAATCTTACTGAGTTCCGCAAACTGGTGGCACCGAAGATTCTTGCTGCCAACTGGACTGAGGCCCAGAGCAATAAGATTCCCTACCTGGGTGAAACCCTGTTCCCTTCCCAGCAGAAAGCTGGCCTGGATCTGAAATGGATCAAGGGAAGTAAAGGACTGCCTGTTTCTCTGATGCCCAGCGCGTTTGACGCCAAGGCGACGTTCCGCAGCCGGCCCGGCATGAAGCTGCTTGAGACTGAAATGCCTTTCTTCCGGGAGGGTTTCAAGATCAAGGAAAAAGATCGCCAGGAGATCCTGCGTATCCAGGAAAAGAACGATCCCTACATGAATGATGCGCTGAACCGCATCTTCGATGATGCTGCCAACCTGCTGGAAGGCGCGCTGGTCGTCCCGGAACGGATGATCATGCAGCTGCTGTTCCCGGAAAACGGTGACATGGGCATTACCATCGAGGCCAATGGTGTTTCCTACACCTATGACTATGACCCCGGTGATGCCTGGAAGACCACGAATTACTTCACGGTTGCCAGCGACTACACCTGGGATAAACCCAATGCCGCTGATCCTCTGACGGACATCCAGACTGCCCAGGATGCCATTAAGGCCCAGGGTGGTGAAGGCACCATCATTGCGATGAACAACACGACCTTCAAGCTGTTCCGCAGCATCAAGGCCATCAAGGACCTGTTCCTGTCCACCAGCGGCATCGCGCTCGGTTATCTGACGGATGCGCAGATCAGCGCCGTGCTGAAGGATGCTCTGAACCTGGACGGCATCATCGTGTACGACAAGCAGTACAAGGATGAGGACGAAGTGACGCACAAGTTCGTCCCGGACTACTACGTCGCGGTCCTGCCTGCCGGCCAGCTGGGTACGACCTGGCGCGGCACCACGCCGGAAGAGGCAGATCTGATGGGAAGCGGCAAGGCGGACGTGGCCGTTGTGAACAACGGTATCGCGATCACTCAGATCCTGGATGAACATCCTGTGAATCTGAACACCTTCGCTTCTGAAATCGTCCTGCCCAGTTTTGAGCGGGCGAACGAGGTCGCTCTGATTAAGGTGAAGTAATCCTGTACCCGGTGGTAGTGAGTCTGCTGCCACCGGGAGACCCACAGAAAGGGGATACGACCATGCTGGTGAAAGCCAAATGGAACGTGAAAGACGCGGCAGGCTGGCATAAGGCCGGCGAAGTGTTTGAAACTTCTGACAATCTCGGCGAAGCGGTTATCCTGGTTGGAGAACCGCGGAAGCCTGTGATTAAAGAACCGAAGGATGTTCCCGCAGAGGAACCCGAAGCGGAACCTGTGAAGGAACCAGAAGCGGAACCTGTGGAGGAACAGCCGGTAAGGTCCAGGACGAGGCGTAAAACAACGACGAAGTAAAGGGGGGTGGACAGAATGACGGAAGAACGGAAAATTGTGATGCTCCGATCCATGATGGATGGTGACGACACAAGTGACGACATTCTGTCCGTATTCCTTGAAACGGCCGGGCAGAAGATTCTGAACCGGATGTATCCGTATAAGGAAGACTACACTGGTCTTAGCGTTCCGGATAAGTACGCAATGACTCAGATTCAAATTGCGTGTTACCTGCTGAATAAACGCGGTGCGGAAGGTGAAATCCAGCATATCGAAAATGGGATCCATAGGAACTACGGATCTTCTGATATCCCGGACGTAATGCTGAAGGACATTATTCCGTTTTGCAGCGTTCTTTCATAAGGTGGTGAGCAAATGCGTCTTCTGAAAAGGAACACCACGGAGTTTGAGTATCTTTCGCTGTGCGACGATGAGACCGATTTGAATGATGACGGTGAACATACTGGGTACTTCAAACCAACGTATGAGAAACCTGTTCCTTATGTGGGGAATATTTCAAGTCCGAATGGCCAGTCACATCATGTGTTCTTTGGAATCGCAAGCCAATATACACATACGCTGATTATGGATGACCCGAAAGTGGACATCAAAGAAGGCGGACTTGTTCGTCACAACGGGAATGTGTATGAAGTCAAAGCGGTCCGGCCAAGCATTAATGTGATGAACATCGCGTTGAAAGAAATGCTGAATCCTCCGGAAATCCAATATGCACCGGTTGAGGAGGAAGACACGCAACCAGAGGAACCCAGCCAGGAGGAAGCTGGTGACGGTGAATGAGTTATCCTATCGCAGATATCACGTTCGATTTATCTGTGGATGGTTTGGATAAGGCCATCAAGGAGGTAAATCTGATCCGCACCAAACTGAAACCTGCAATGGAGCGTCTGATCAATGAACTTGCGAAGCAGGGCGCTGTGATTGCAAAAGCACAGCTGATCATGTTTGACCGTCCGGCATACGATACTGGAATACTTTCAAGCAGTATTGTAAATATTCCGTTTGATGGAGAGGCCGGGTATGTAAAAACAGATTGCCCATATGCGATTTATGTGGAGTTCGGTACTGGACCACGCGGAGCGGGATCGCCGCATCCTCTTGGTGGCGGATATAGGGGGACCGGATGGAAATACTACAACGAACGGTATGGGCATGTGTTGTTTACTTACGGCATGGGGTCCAGACCGTTTATGTACAACACCATGCGGTCGCTTGAATCGGAAGCGGAAGCTAGAGGCGGAAGGATTGTGGCGGAATATCTTGCGTAAGGAGGCTGTACAATGATCGACTTTGAAGTAAAGATCTTCAATGATGTTCATTCTGTTGCTGCTCCTTTATGCGCAAAAAACCGTTTTGTCAGTACGCCGATCAATAGTTACGCTGACCTACCGGCCTGCTCACTGTTTGAGATGGACAGTTTTACGGTAAGAAACCGGCAAAGTTCAACGCCAAAGGAGAATTTCTCCAGGGTTACGTACCAGGTAACTGTTGCCGCAAAGGACAAGGAAAAATGCAGAAGCATTTTTAAAGTCGTTGACGAGCGGATGATCCAACTGAACTTCACAAGGATCAGCGGACAGTACATTACAGACCCGGAGAATCCGGACTTTGTGCAGTATGTTGCGAGATACGAAGCAGACATTGACCAGGTCGGTAATATCTACCGAGTATCGTAACGACAATGAACTGAATACCAAGTAGACGCATGATTGCGTGTTTGAAATGAACAACGCTTTCATGCGTTTTTACATCCCAAATTAATTGAAAGGAGAAAAAGAATATGCCTTCTGCTGTTAAAGGAATTTCCACGTACCAGACTTATCTGATGTACAGGACTACGACCAATGGTAGTTATGACAAGCTGATCGACATCACGTCCTTCCCGGATCTGATTCCGCCCAAGGACCGGCTGGAGATCACAAGCCTGTCCGACTACATGAGGACCTACATCAACGGTATCGGTGACACGTCTGAGATGCAGTTCCAGGCCAATTATACGCCCGAGAACTACACCAAGGTTGTCGCCCTGGAAGGCCATCAGTACAACTATGCTGTGTGGTTCGGCGCGTCCGGATCCGCCGGAAGCGAAGTGCCGGATGGCCACTATGGCAAGTTCTCCTGGACCGGCGACATTACTGCGGGTGTGTCCGGCGGCGGCGTGAATGAAGCGGTCGGTATGACCATCAACTGTACGCCTGCTACGGTCGTTGTGTTCAGCACGACCTAACAGACTTCGTAAGGGGAGGGGAACCTCCTCTCCCCTTACGTTTTCGGAGGAGATAAAACCATGGCAAATAAAAAGATTGTGCCTGTAGAGCAGGCGAGAAAGGAAGGCAAGCCAATGGCTGCGGAAAAAAAGGATTTCACAAAGGTTATCATTTCTGACAAGGAAGGAACCAAGTATACCCTGGAGTTCAATGCCCGCGTTGTCAAAACCATGGAACGGAAGGGTTTCAAGATCGATACCGATTATCCGTACACCATGATCGACGATCTGTTCCTGGGTGCGTTCCAGATGCACCACAAGAACATCATGCCGGACCGGGCGAAGGATATCTGGATGCAGCAGACACGCAAGGATGAACTGCTTGGGATCCTTACGAAGCTGTATCTGAAACCCCTGGAAGAACTCATGGACGATCCGGAAGGGGAAGAAGGCGAAAGCAACCCTACATGGGAGACCGTCTGACAGAACAGGCGAGTCTGACCCCATATGGGGATATATTTGATAATCTTCTTCCGGACTTTCTGGCAATGGGAATGTCTTATGACGACTACTGGGACGGGGAAGTCGGCATGAAGACGGCTGTGAAGAAAGCGTTTTTCATGAAACGTGAACACGAACACAGGATGATGGACCAGCAGAACTGGTATATCGGTCAATACATAATGGCCGCGCTGAATGCAACGCCTCTGCTGGTAGCCGGACTGAACGTGAAACGCGGAACGAAACTCCCGGATTATCCGGATAAACCGTTCCTTGAACGGATTGAAGAAGAAAAACGTGAGCAGGATCGGAAGAAGAAAGAAGAAGACCAGATGAAGCTGGCAATGGCACTGTTCCAGGCCGGAATAGAAAGGCTGAACAGGAGCATTGAAAACCGGACGGAAACGGCCGGCGCTGGCGAGTCTGGGCAGTAAGAATAACAAGCGCGTCGACAAGGAGGAAAAGACTATGGCTGAAGTAGGTGTACTGAATTTAACAATTAGAGATAATTCAGAGCAAGCGGCAGCGGGTCTTGGATCCCTTGTCGACGCGCTTAAACGTGTAAGGGGTGCTGTAAAAAACGGACTGGATATGAGCGGAGTGGCAAAAGGCATTGAGTCCTTTGGCAAGGCTGTTGACGACAGTATCCATGGTTCTACTCTCTCAAAAATTAGTCAGTTGACTGAATCTTTGAGCAAAATGAGCGGGATGGGTCCAATTCATCTCCATATTAAAGATACAGGCGTTGAAGATACTGCAAGATCTTTTTCTGGAATACAAAAGTCTTCCAGGGGTGTAAAGACAGATCTTGAAAATGTTGCGTCTGCGATTAACAAAGTAAAAAATGCAGCTGCTGGTGGTATTGGCGGACATGGCATGGCCGGTATTGCGAGAAGTTTGACCTCAGCAGCGACGAATCTTGAAAGCAACAATGTTGCTGGGACTTTTAAGAAGGTAGCGAATGCTATTGAAATGTATGTTTCCGCATATTCTAAACTGGAAATGTTGGCATTCACTCCAAATGATTTTTCCCCTGGAAAAATGATGAAAGTAAACCTTTCACAGTTTGGTGAAAATCCAACTGAAAATATAGAAGGGTTGAAAAATGTTGAAAGCACTGTTCAATCTGCAGTGTCAGAACAGGTAGAGAATTCTGTAACATCTAGCGTAATTGAGAATGTGCAGGAACAAGTGGTGGATACAGAGAATGCCGTATCTCATTTGCAAACTGTTACAGAAGATGTAAATGAAACGATCGATGATACGTTTGGTTCCGGAGCAAGCGAAAAAATAAATTCATTTTTTGGAGGGTTAAAGAAAGCGATTTCCGATATTGGATCTCCGTTGACCGGTTTGGTAAAACAGTTTGCACGGATCGCGAAGTACCGTATGCTTCGGAATGTCCTCAAACATATTTCGGCCGGATTCAAGGAAGGTATCAACAACGTATATGAATACAGCAAGGCTGTAGGCACGTCCTTTGCTCCGACAATGGACAGTCTGAAGTCTACGCTTGCACAGTTCAAGAATTCCCTTGGTGCAGCGCTTGCACCGGCCCTGGAAGCACTGATTCCGCTGCTGAACAGCATCGTGAACGCTGCGATTCCCGTCATCAATGCACTGAATCAGATCTTCTCTTTGCTGGCAGGTAAGACATCTTGGACGTCCGCAACATCCGCAACAAAATCTATTGACAATATCGGAAAGGCAGCCGGAGGAGCAAGCGACTCCATGAAGGAGATGTTGGCATCCTTCGATGAACTGAACGTTATTGCATCCCAGTCCGGCGGAGGCGGTGGATCCTCCGGGACGGACGTCACGGGAATGTTCGGAGAGGAAAATGGATTTGACAGTGGTATTGTAGATTTTGTGAACTGGCTGAATGATAACCTTGAATCCATACTGGGAATTGCAGTCGCGATTGAAACGGCATTGCTTGCGTGGAAATTCGGCAATGCTTTTATGGAAACAGTTCCCGTGCTGTCTCAACTGTTTGGTCTTATCGCAACCGGCGCGGCAATTGCCATTACGCTGCAACTGACATGGCTGCTGACAAATCAGTATCTTAATACCGGAAACGAAGGCTGGCTGATTGCTGAGATCTTTACTACAGCAGTAGGCGCTACTGCTGCTGCATCTATTGCAAAGCACTTTATCGGTGGTAATGCGGGTGCATGGGTTGCGGCTATTACGCTTACATTCTCTGCATTGACAGGCATCAAAGCTGTTTGTGACAACGCTGACGTTGGTGCGCTGAGTAAGGAAAGTCTTGTTACTCTTGTTGTAAATGCACTGAAAGTTGGCGCTGCCGCAGGAATTCTTCTGAAAACTGTTGGTAATTCCACAATGCTTGTTGCGTCCCAGGGAGCGGCCGGCGTTGCATTGATCGTGTTTGGCGCGGCAGTTGGCATAAAGGCAATCTGCGATGATAATATTGAGGTCTTCTCCCAGGAGTCCGTTGTATCTGGCATCATCAGTGCTGCATCTGTAGGCCTTGGAGTAGCCGTGCTTGGTGGTGGATGGGCCATTGCGGCAGGCGCTGCCATTGCAACATTTGCGGCATATATTGGAATTAAAGCATTGACTTCTTCCAATAAGATAACGGTTGACGATAATCTCGTCACTTTGACAGAAGCACAAGTCAAGGTATTTGTTGAAAAGAAGATGTTCTCTGTTGACCCTAATCTGATGATCGACATTGCCAAAGATAACGTGAGCATGAGCGAAAAAGCAAGGGAAAACATTGAAAGCAAGCTGAAACTACTCCTTGGCACTTTTGAAGTCGTAAATCTTGGACTTGCAACGGATAACGACTATAAAACGATCAAAGATCAGATTACCGGCAACGGCGGACTGATTGATTCTATCGTCAACTATATTAATACAGCGGAAGAAACAAGTAAGCTTGTTCTGAAGTTTACGCCTCAACTTGTCGGAGAGGATGAAGATTCGCAGGGTGCATGGTATACCGGAAACATTGCGGGATGGGAAACGGTTAAGGAATATGTAAGAGGTCTTGGTAAAGAACTTGCGGACAATATTGTTGAAGGCGAGAATGACGAACTTATTGTCAAGAGGCCGGAACGTGTTGCTGCGATTCTTGATGAGATTAATCAAATTTCAAATATTATTGCGGGAACAGACATCTCGACAGAGGCGGAGATTGATTTAAGCCTTAAACTTGAGGATCTTGATTCTTCAAGCTTCAATGCTGTCATGCAGGAATATGGAAATTATAAAGAACAGATGAGAGAAGCTGCAAGACAGATTGAGGAAACCGCATACGCAAACCAGGTTCGTCTTGTAAATGCTCTTACAAAGATGGTTGAACTTGATCCGAATAATGCAGAACTTAAAGCACAACTGGAAGAGGCAAAAGAAGGCCTTGAAACCATTAAGGCAAATCTCCAGGACAATATTGATAAAACCTTTGAGGACATTTCTGCTCCCGGAAAGACAATGCTGCAGGAATGGGTTGAAAAGAACTTCGATCCGAACAGCGTACAGATTCTTTGGGACCAGGAAACCCTTGAGAGCATGATCCATGTCAATGGGTTCAAGGAAACGCTTGAACAAATCTTCACCACCAACGGAATGGATATGACTGAGATTGATATCAACGATCTGCTTGAAGTCGGCGGGTGGGATCTGCTTACAACGGAAATGCAGAACAGGCTTATCGAACATCTGAAAGTGCATCCGGAAGATATTGCTGATCTTAAAACTGCATTTGATGCATCTGAACTGATTTCTCTCGTTCATTGGAACACGCTGTCCTATGATATGAAGTTTGAGTTCCTCAATGCACTGATTGATGCGTTTGGTGCAGAAGAGGCACTGCAAGCAGCAGAAGAAGCAGGAATTAACGTTGATCGTCTGCTCCGTAATGGCCTTGAGGCAGGAACACCGGAAGTGCAGGAAACTGCAAGAGATATCATGGACAAGATCAATAAGGAGGTTAATGATAATCCTCCTGTAATTCCAGATGCGCAAACGCCTAACGGGTTCGGCAATGCTGCCAAAAAGGTTGTGAGCAGTGCTGTTACAGGAATTAAAAATGTTGTTACTGATGTGACAATAAAACTGCCCGAAATTCAGAAGCCTGCTACAACATACGGAAATACAGCCAAAAAGGTTGTAAGCAGTGCTGCGTCCGGTATCAAGAAGGTTGTTACGGGTTTGACAATGAAGCTTCCGGAAATTGTAAAGCCTGCTAAAACATACGGCAGTACTGCCAAAGAGGTTGTAAAAAGTGCCGCAACCGGTATCAAGAAAGTTGTTACCGGGTTGACAATGAATCTTCCGGAAATTGTAAAGCCTGCTAAAACATACGGCAATACTGCCAAAGAGGTTGTAAGCAATGCCGCGTCCGGTATCAAGAAAGTTGTTACGGGAACATCTTTAACTCTCCCGGACATCACGGTGCAGGCTGATGTTGGAACTGCCGCAAAGGTTGCAATATCCACAGCAGCAGGTATTCTGCAAGGAGTTGCAAATGCATGTGCAATTAAGATCCCCGTTGGCTTGAAGTCTGATGGGTCCACGCTGCAAGTTCATGTGACGGGCGGCGGAGGAGGACTTGGAACCGTAAGCCTGCAAGCAATGGCAAAGGGCGGATTTGTGGATACGGGTACCCTGTTCCTCGCTGGGGAGGCAGGTCCGGAGGTGGTCGGAACTATTGGCGGGCATACTGCCGTCGCCAACCAGGATCAGATCGTTTCCGGTATCGAAAAGGGTGTGCGTGATGCCAACACGGAACAGAACAACCTGCTTCGCCAGCAGAACGAACTGCTCCGCAGAATCCTGGAGAAGGAAATGAACGTAAACATTGGTGCATCGGCCAGGTTCGGACAGACGGCGAAGAAAAGCATTGATATGTACAATGCGCTGGTAGGAGGTTGATATCGATGGCATACAGCGGATATCTGATTAAGGTTGGCGGAAGCAACGGTACCATTCTCCCAATGAAATACATGAAAGTGGATGGATACAGCATTACTCCGAACCAGCGCATGGAAACAGAGGCAAAAAGATCCGTTGACGGTGTGCTTCACAGATCAACTGTGGAGCATACCGCAACGAAGATCGAGTTTAACACGCCGAATCTTACTAATACAGAAGTCAATGAAATGATGACTCTGTTCAAGAACAACTGGACAAGCGCAATAGAAAGGAAACTGAAACTTTACTACTACGACATGGAGTCTGATGCATATAAGGAAGGTGACTTCTACATGCCGGACATCCAGTTCAAGATACACCATGTGAACAATGTGGAAAACATTGTGTATTACGGGGAAACCAGGATCGCATTCATTGAGTATTGAGGTGAGAACGAATGCTTACACCGACGAGCGGAACACTTGCTGATTACAATGCTGCTGTGCTTGCAGGGAATCAGACTCATGCACGGCTTGTGTTTCCTGTGCAGAACATTACGCTGACGGACGCGGACATTTCCATCAATGGTGGCATCTCACGCACAAGTATTATGAATCCGGAAGAAGATCTGGTGTTCGGACGTGCCGTCATGGACGAACTGCAGGTAAAGCTTCTGAACGGCAGCGTATTCACAGGATTCAACTGGGCAGAGGAATTCCATCTTGACATGGGCGTGGATATGAACAATTCAACAAACTGGGTGACCGTCGGATATTTCAAAGGGAAGAAGCCGAGACGGACGATCCGGACGGACGTGATCGAATTCATTGCATACGACCGGATGCAGGCATTTGATATCCTTGCGGATGAATTCCTGGCCAGTGTGACATACCCCGTGACGCTGGAAACTCTTTACCATGACCTTTGCACATACTGTGGTGTCAGTTATGCTGCAGGAGACGAAATGGCAGATGCCATGGCACTGACATATACGGAGGATCCGTTCACGGACGGGATCACCTGCAGGACACTTCTAGCCTGGATCGCAGAGGCGAACTGCTGTACGGCAAAAATCAATGCGGCCGGTAATGTCAGACTGACATGGTTCACGGACCAGACGAGTAATTACAGCATTAACAGTAATAAATATTTTGACATTGACATTGATGAAAACACGGTCCCTGCTTTGGATTCCGTAAGGATCGCAAGTACGGAAGAAGAAGTAAGCGGATTTGTTTATCCTGTGAACGGCACAAACACTTATGAGATTATTGACAATCCGCTGCTGATGTTCCTGTCTGTGACAGACAAGGAAACCATTATAACGGATATGGTTGCAAGGTTTACTGCTCTGGGAAGTTATATCCCTGCAAGCGTTACTCCTATTGGCAACTGGATGGTGGAGACCGGAGATATCATTGCAGTAGGATATGACAGCAGTTCCACCATGAACATGCCGATCTTCAACAGGGAGTTTGAGTGGGCAGGCACCGGTGTGGATTACTACGAATGCGTAGGCAATGCGGAACGTGAAACCGTATCTCAGTCTGCAAAAGAACAGTACGCGTTGGGCGGAAAACTGTCTGATAAGTACACAATTCAGAGTGGGATTGACATCGATGAGAATGGGATTGATATTACCGGGCAAAAGTATGTTCGCATTCGTTCCGGTGGTGTTCTCGATGTTGATTCGCAGAATTTTAAATTGAACAGTAATGAACGTACAATGCAAAGCGGCAACTGGCATTTCTTTGATGGCGGTATGTATCGTCTTGACGAAGAAAGTCATGGATATAAAAGATTGTTTGAAATTGGTGATGCATCAAACGAAACGGCTGATTTTAAGTATTTTATTCGTCCTGTGTTTAATTCAAGAACTCCAACAGGCGGCACAAATTATTATTACGGCGTTCTTGATATGATTACAAAGGATGACGGAACGAGATTTACAGATGTGTGGAATCCGTGGGGATTAGTACCAAATGACGGCGGTAGTGATACATTTGGTGGTGGTGTCCCTTGCATTATGCCGATTCACCAAAGTTCTTATTATGGAAATGACCAAAGCGTTGATATCGCTCCGCTGATTGGATATCCAGATTATCAATTTGGCGGAATATGGGTACAAAGATATTGGGGAGATGGTGTAAAAAATAACCTTAATACTAATACAGAAGGTTATGTTCTTGATGCCCGCCAGGGCAAAATTCTGAATGACACGAAAACAGACAACCTTGTCCTTACTTCATCTGACGATACCTGGGAAAAGATCTGGACAAAAGTAAATGCGCTGCAAACAAACAGACCTTATGCTTTTTATAGTCATGCCACGCCAGCAAACATTCTTTCAACCGGCGTTCGTAATAATACGCTTGTTGGAATGATCTTGAGAACCGATACAGACAAGTTTGGTCTTATTTACCGTCTGGGCGCTGCCGGTAATGCTCTTGCAACGGCATACTGGACAGGAATGTCAAGTTCGCTGCGCGGAACATATTCCGAACGGAATATTACAGGCGAAATTTCCGCAGTGCAGACATTGGCAGGAATGAGATCACTTGATGTTCAATCCATAAGTGCAAACTCAAACAAAAATATCACGCTTGAAAGCAACGGCAGATATTTCATTATTTTCAACTCTGTTTCATCGTCGGGAAAATGCATTGCAATTGTATCCGTTACATCGACAGGAACAGTCAATGCAAATATCATCGGAACGGCAAGTAACCTTTCCTTTGATACAGGTACCGCAAACAAACTCAAGGTAACAAACGGTACCACTCAGACCGTCAAGGCCTACATAGAAACGCTTACAGAAGAATCGTAATATGAAAGAGGTGGTGGAAAGTGCGCGGAAACACAATTACCCTGCAGTACGCACAGGGGCGCTGGAATCAAACGGATCGGCTGTTCCAGTACGACTACGGACAAAAGCTGATCCTGGTTGGAGTAGATCTTCCTCCTGCATATGAAGTGCATTTCGCGAACTCTATGCACGGAGAAAGCAAAACGTCCATCGGTGACAGCACAGGCGTGGAGATCCCGGACGAATACCTGCAGACCGGGCAGAATGTCTATTTCTGGCTGTTCCTGCACAATGGTGCGGACGACGGCGAAACAGAACTGGCCGGCATGATCCCCGTTGCAAAGCGCTCAAAGCCTACAAATACGCCTCCTACGCCGGAACAGCAGGATGTTATCACACAGACGATTGCAGCGCTGAATTCGGCCGTAGAAGGTGTCCCCAGGGCGATTAATGAGGCGCTGGAAGCGGCGAAGGAATCCGGCGAGTTTGACGGACCACCCGGACCGCGTGGTGAGACTGGTGCGACCGGTGCAACCGGTCCGCAGGGACCTACAGGAGCAACCGGCGCTACAGGCCCACAGGGGCCTCGCGGAGAGACCGGTGCAGCAGGCCCACAGGGACCGACGGGTGCAACCGGCGCTACGGGTCCGCAAGGGCCTATCGGTGCCACAGGCGCTACGGGCGCCCAGGGGCCTACCGGTGCAACAGGATCCCAGGGTCCGGTCGGTGCCACGGGTGCTACAGGACCTGCAGGACCTACCGGTGCGACAGGAGCGCAGGGGCCTACCGGTGCGACAGGAGCGCAGGGGCCTACCGGTGCGACAGGAGCGCAGGGGCCTACCGGTGCGACAGGAGCGACAGGCCCTGCCGGCCAGGACGGTGCAGACGGTGTATCTGCTTATGTATACATCCGTTACGCGGCTGCAGAACCAACGTCTGACAGTGACATGAAGACAACGCCGGATGCGTGGCTTGGCATTCATGTGGGTACTGAGTCTTCCGCACCTACGCACTATACTGATTACACTTGGTATAAGATCAAAGGCGAGACTGGTGCTAATGGTGTAGTGCAGGATGTCAAGATCAACGGCACAAGCATTCTTGACCAGAATGGAAATGCCATCATTCCTCTTTCCAATGGTAGCAATGTGGGTCTTGTCTATGCTTCCGGTGGTGGACTTGTTGTTGACAGTTCAACAGGAAGAATAACAGTTCAAAGAGGAACTGATGAAGAGGTCCAGCTTGGAGTAAATACACAAAAACCAATAGTCGCAGTAAGCCAGCACAGGGCAGTTTTCTATGGACTTGCCAAGGTTGCAGGTGCTGATATGGCACAGTCTCAGAATGCCTTGGGTGTCTACACAGATGAGGCCAAAAGCAAGATTTCCGATATGCTGAATGCTCCTGTGGAGGTATCCGGTACAACGCCTACAATCACAGGAAAAGCAGGATTGCGGTATATCTGCGGTGAGGTTGATACCCTTACGATTACTGCTCCTGCAAGCGGTTGCATCGATGTGGTTTTTGAATCCGGTGCAACTCCTACGGTTCTGACGGTGACTTCCGCAAAGACGGGGGTCACAGCAATCAAGTGGGCGAACGGATTTGATGCTACAAGCCTTGAAGCGAACACAACGTATGAACTGAATATTCTTGATGGCGAATACGGGGTGGTGGGATCATGGACTTGATGAAATTACGCAGGAGATTGCTTATGCAGGAAACTGCTTCTCCACAACCTACAAATCTGATTGATGTAAGCACTCTTGAAGCAGGAAAGGTGTGGTGGAAAGGAAGAGCTATTTCAGGCTATAGCACTTACTGTGCCACTCCAATGATTCCTGTCATTCCCGGAGAAACATATTGGTTGTATAGGTATGGTGCTTCCCAGAATTATTGCTGTTATTTTGATGAAAATAAAACATACGTCACGCAGGAAATATGGTCAAGTGCTCATGTAAGTCCAAGTGGGGAAACTAAACAAATCCCCAGCGGTGTTTATTATATCGGAATATCAATTGAATTAGCGCGCAAAGACGAAGCAATCTTCATGCATGTATAAAAGAAAGGGAGGAAAAGAACATGGCAAACAGAGAGATTTACAAAGTATTCGCTACCCAGATCGTAGTCAGCGAGAACAATCCGCAAGGTGTCCTTTCCGATGTGCAAGGATACCCGAAATCATTCGACTCTCGTTCCTACAAGGCAACCGAAGAAAACCCCAACGGGGAGCAGGAGATTGC